TCATTTAACCACTTTACGGACAACCCAAAGAAATACCATAAATATGAAAGCTGAAATCACTCCCAGCACCACCAATGATAACCATACCGGAACTCCCAAACCAAAGCCGAGTGCAAATACAAAACCCTCCACAAACCCGAAAGGATTGATGGAACTTAGCTCAAAACTGTCATTTCGAGGAGCCATGGCATAAGCCAGCCCACTAAACAGCAATATCAACCCCAAGGCTGATATTACACACGTTTTCAGATTATATTTCGTGATATTATTCACTTCCCTTTTTCACGTTCTCAACAAACTCCTTTGCCGGTTTAAACGCCGGGACAGAGTGGGCCGGAATAACGATAGTCGTATTCCTGGATATATTGCGGGCTACTTTTTCGGCACGGTGCTTAATCTGGAAAGTCCCGAATCCCCTCAAATAAACATTCTCACCCGAAGCGATTGATTTTCTCACATTTTCCATAAATGCTTCAATAACATTTGCCACCATTACTCGTTCTACACCGGTTGAAGTAGCAATGTCCCTGATAATTTCTGCCTTAGTCATTTCATTCTTTTTTAATTAGATGCGCAAAGATAACGCTTTAAATGAAAAAATCCACATTCAGACTGCACTTGAAACTCAATCATTCACACCTGTTACTTTATTAATATATACACACTTAGGTAGGATTAAGCTGTTATTGCTCAAAAGGATAAAAACCAAACTTTCATACAGAGCAAAAACGGCAAAAAAAATCTCATTTTTTATCCTAAAAATGTCAAATCGGGCATTAACAAAGATAATTAGTTTTTGTCCGGTCATGTGGCGGCACCTTCACATAACAGCTCTCCGAAAACAAAGAAGCCATAATCACCATTCCATCCCTGAGTGTAAAATGCAGCAAATCATCCTGCCTTTCCACGCTCTTGATTTCTCCAAACGCCACGGGAAACGGCTGATTATATCCACGGAAAATCACCCCTTCACGCCCGTACCGGAAACTGCTCACCTCCGGATAATCCTGAAGAAATTGCTTCACCGGACTTTCAATAGAAAAATACCCTTCCAATTCGTCATACATATTCCAAGCCTCAACACCGCTCCATTCAGCCTGCTCCAAAATCTCCGGTTTACCACTTCCATAAGCAACTATCTCCGAACTATTCTCAATAAAAAAATCATGAACTTCCTTTTCAGGAACAACCAAACAACCGGAAGCAGCCTCAAGAATCCGTTTATAGCGTACCGGCATATTTTCCTTTCCACTCATAGAGGACTCCCTCACAGCATACAAGTTAATCCCTTTATGCGCCCCGGCATATTCCAGCACAGCTTCTGCCGCCAGCATTTCAAACTCGCTGCTCAATGCCGAAAGAAAAGTATCCTTTCCGTCCTTATAAAGCTCTTCTATAACAAACAACAACTCCGTCCGGATAACATTCTCCAGATTCCGGTCCGTAGCATTCCGTAAGGCAGCCAAATCATCGCTACCCACAAAAGCCACTGTTTTTTCCTTAATAATCTTCATCTTAGCCTGGTCTTTTAGGGAATTAATATTGAGGGGAAAGTCATAAAAAAGGCACGGAACCAACAAGACCTCCCCAGGTGCGACCAAGCAACCCACAAGACACAAGCCAGCTCCGTGCTATACCCTAACACGTGCTGTCTAATGTCTTGTTACTGTTTTTCTCTCATTTTCTTGGTCGCTTTGGGAGGTTAAACAGCAATTCGTATGTTATTGTTTCGAAATCTATTCTATAAGCATTCGTTTTTTCAATTACCATGCAAAATTAATCAAATCCGGCAAATCCCGGTCACTTTTATACGAATTTTAAGTCAGCCACGGATTCTTATAAGGGTCGAAATCAGTCTGGAACGTCGTTAGCTGCCAATCCGTTATCGGCTTTTTGTCTTCGGCCAGCTTGCGGGGTATCTGGGGATTAAGCCTTAGTTTGGAAGCATCGTTCAGCCATTTCATCGAATCCTCATAATCCTTCATTCGCACCGCACTCACATTGTTCGGGGCAATCAGTTTTGTCAGCTCATAAATCGCCAGCCGCACCATGTGCTTCTTGACATTAAAATTCCGGGGATCGTTCAGCGCAATATTATGCCCAACTATCGGCACATCCGCATTCACGTCCATGCCCGGATAGAACACCCGTCCCTCATACACCACATATTCATGTTCTTCCAGTTCATAGTCATTATATGCAGGGTCGTAATCAGCCACAGCTCCCCAGCAATCCGAATCCATCGGATTGATATTATTATCAAACCCTTCCAGCGTCAGCAAAGTGTAAAAAGCCCCCTCGAACGACACCACATCCCACACCTCATAAGGGACAGGCAACCATTCCGAAGCCTCTTTCTCTATCCACCCGGCAACCATAGGAATACGTATATCCCCGAACTGGTAGCCATTTTCTTCCACGCAACAGAAAACCACATCATTGTATTTCACTATATCCCCGGCATGATAGGTACTGAATTGGGAGTATCGGGCAACCTCTTCGATAGGGAGGTTAAAATCGTCATGCTCTCTCCAATATGTTTTTGTAGCCGGAGCCTTATACCCGCTAATCGAACGGATAACTTCGTAAATTCGCCCTTCCATATAGATAAACGCACCGGTCGGAAAAGTTATCCGGCGGTCATGTTCCGCAATATACTTTCCCTGGTTCAGCTCTCGTTCTATCTCATAATTCTCACTGAGATATTCAGTAATGCTCATTTCTGCGGATTCTTCCGCCTGTATAAAACGCTCCGGTGTATTCCTCGTCATTTGCGAAAGAGCCTCCGCAGTAATCACACCCAGATAATCCGAATCATTCAAAAATCGTCTGTACATACTCGTCTAATAATTAAATCCTTCTTGAATCACGGCGGTAGTAACCACCGAACTGTTACCGTCACCGCTTTTAAACTTATACCAGGCATCCCGCAAATAGTAGCAAAGCAGATAATCCAGACAATCCGAAAGATGCCCATATTTTTCATACTTTACCCCGGTCTTCGGGTCGGTAACCTTATGCTTGGCTTTCGTACCATCTTCATTCTTAAGTTGGTAAATCATATCCTCTGTCAGCTTCCGGCATTTGAGGTCTATTTCTATCGTCCATCCGTTATATCCTGCGAACACCTCATTTACAAACTCGCAACGGGTGACCTGCACGGGTTGTTTCTTTAGAAGTTTCAGCTTCGGGCGCAAAATGCCTTTGCCCAGGGTTTCGAGTATCACCGTATAGTTATTCACGCCATCTTCCGTAGCTGTAGAACGTTGCAGCCCCGATGGATCACCGGTTATATCCACACCGCCGATATGTTTTTCCCGATACAGCTTCTGTTGCAGCCGTCGCGCCAGCGCAGGCGTGTTATTTTCCTTATCCTTGGGCTTTCCGAGCAATTCTTCTAGGATATATACCTTCTTATTATCGTAATCAATTTGAGCTAACAGCAGCGACATCTGAGGGGCAACATTAAAGTCCCATACCGCAATAATCGGTTTGGTCGGGTCATACACCCGTTCTTTCAAACCGGTTATCAGATGCTTTGCGCCGTCAAACTTGCCATATATAGCCATATCGTTTGCCTCTACAAAGTCCCAGTTTCCGTACAATAGCCTCTCCTTAGTCGCCTGGTCCGAAATCTTATTCAATGCGGCTTCATAGGTCTGCCTGAAACCAATATCAGGATTGTCGAATACACTGAAAGGCACATAAAATTCTCCTTCCCGAAGCGTCACTTTATCCCCGTTTTCGTCCTGAACGAACCGGCTGCGCACCCAATTGGTTGTGGGATTTGTCGTCAGCAATAACTTCGACACCATAAAAGTCTCGTGCGTCCTCCAGCGTAAACGGGAGAACAATACTTCCACGGCACGCTGGGAGATTTCACTTACCTCGTCGATAAATCCGATGGTATATTCACTCGAACCGAATCGTTCAAAGTTGGGGTCACTGGGAATATCGGCGAGTTCCTTCATGATAATCACCGAATCGTTCCAGAACGTCAGTGTCCCCTCGATGTTGTTTACCCGGTAATGCACATCTTCTACCAGTCCCCATTTCTTGACAATCATCCGGATTGTATTCCAAGTCGATTCTTTCAGTGATTTCAGTGTTTTACGTCCAACCACCGCCCGGATATTTTCAAACCGCAGGCAACTGCTTACAATCCACACGCTACCGATATACGATTTTCCACCCTTATACTTTCATTACCAGTCGCTAATTGGTAACCTGCCTAAGCAGCCGTATGTTTCCATACGGTTCAGACTATATCTTCATCCTTATTTCTAAGGCGTCTCCCGTTTCCGACCGCTTGGTCGTACTCCCCGCAGGGATAGTCGTTGAGCCTTCCGGTTGCCCGGCTTGGTTGCTGATTGTCTTCATCTTTACATGGTCAGAGTTCCCAGCAGTTAAAGAGATTTTTGTCAGCACATTACTGTACAGGCCGGCAGTGGTGTCTTTTACCGGCTGCCCCGCCACCCAACACAAGTTGCGGAACATTCGTATTATTGCATTGGTAACAAAACGGTTTATATTGCGGATTGTGGTTTATATCGTAACCGATCAGTTGTTGCCGGATAGTTCCCCCGCACAACGGGCACTCCGGTTGCAACAGCTTCCAGAGTTCGTATTGTTTGGGGGACGGGCAGAAATCAATATGGAGTTGGTCGGGAGCCTTTAATTTCCGGTTTTTCCCCATTACTCAATGTCGATAGTGATTTCCTTTTCCCGGCTCAGAATCTCATTCAGCTTGTCTGAAGCAGCTCTGGATTCCAGTACCTTTCCTTTTACAGTATTTTTCCCCACAAGTATGCACCCCTCCGTATGGCTGGCATCATTCCCGGAATGAATCAATATGCCCAGAAAATGCGGCACATCATGTAGATACGGCAACTTCCGTTTAAAATGCGGACTATAAGCCATAGTCACTTTGTAATGTCCGGCGGGAATGGCAGTACGGCCATATTCTTTCTCCTTACACCGGCATTTCACACCTTGCGCCGTATCAAAACAAAGTAGAGGTAAAATGCGGACGGTATCTTCCAGCGTATTGCAGAAAAACTTCCCGTCAATAAAAAGGTCGCCGATAGTATAATCCGGCCCCTTGAATTTTCGTTTCAGCAAAAGTTTCATCTTTGGATATATTTTAGATTACATCCGTAGAATAGCTTTATCATCCTGTTAAAGTTGTTTTTGCTTCCCTACATCATTCTAATATTTTAGAAATCACTACCTTTGGGCAAATTTTAATACACCAATATGGAAAAGAAGAAAATAACAATTGAAGTAGAACCGCTCACAGCCGTATCTACCATCGGTTTACTACGTGGAATATTCCCCAGTATCATCGAACAATTAGAAGCTCAGGCCGCTGCCAACGGTGCTCCTTTAAAATTTACGAAGATAGAGGACATGCAGGAAGTACTCGATGAAATTTACGAAAAGTGCATTGCCGAAACAAATGTACGGGAGTTCGCCCAGGCACACATCAATAGTGATGGATTACCCAACTAACCCCAGGTATATAACAAAATAGCGTTGCATCTTTCTTTGATACAACGCTATTCCAATTAAAACCAACAGCAACCTACCCGATAATCCTCACAATCTCCGCAATCTGCTTTTCCGTCTGGGATTTCATACTTTCCAGCCCCTCATTTTCCTCATTCAGTTTCTGGATTTGGTTCTTATTCTCCGTCATCCGGTTACAAATATCCGTCTGCACGGCTTTCAATTTTTCGAGGGCAGATACGAACACCTTGTTAGCCTCCTCGATGCGGCTTTGAAATGATTTGTCTGAAAACATAACTTTCTATTTTTGAACATGAATAAATTCCGAATACTTCACTTCCACGTATGGGTTATCCGTCGTGATAACCTGATGCACTGCCTTCACCTTCTTCCAGAACAGCCATCGCCGTTTATACTCAATCCACACCGCTTGCCGGAGTGTCACCGGCAAATGAACCGAACCAATCAGCGAATCCTTTTCAATTATCCCGTACATTTGGATAAAAGGATTCACCATTGACACAGCCTGAACCCGTGTAATTAATGAATCCCGCACAACCACCGAATCCCGTATCACAGCATGAATCGGAGCGTCCACTTCAATCTCGTGTTTGGCGGCCGCCTCCAGATGCTTCATTTTAATTCCCATTTCCTTGATTTTCGCCAGGTCACTCGCCCGGTAACGCTTGAATTCATCCACACTCAGCCGCAGCGTCTTCACATCCGTTGCCATAGTCGCCGAATCCACCTGCCACCGTTTCATTTCCGATAGCAAAGCATCGCTATTCTGTTCCTGCCGGTCTCGTTCTTGTCTAAGCCGGACCACTTTGCGCTGTTGTAACCACACTGTGCCAACTAATGCGGCGACAATGACCAATAATACACTTGTCCGTCTATTCATAAGCCGATGATTGAGGAATAAACCACACATATTCATTTTGATACAGCTCCGGGAATAAAACCATATACCCCTTGCTTTTTCTGGTTTCATCCGTCAGGTCTTCCAGCACAATACCCACTTCGCCCAACAAACCGTCCAGATGGATTTCCGTCAGTTCCGGTGAGGGAACAATGGTAATCCGACTACCTTCCATTATCATATTCTTTATTCTTTAATCATTAAATAAAAGGTCATATTCCTCTTTTCTTCTTTGTTCCAGCACGGGAGAAATCTTCCCCTTTATCAGCCGGAAAGACGTATATTCCTTGTAAATATCCCGGCATCCTTCACGTAATTTCTCTGCCAATCGGCTTTTTAACACCCTTGTTTCTCCGACATTATAAGCCAGTACACTAAGCAAAAGCGAATCCCGTCTAAAACTGCGGAACACGGCACACCGCCGTAATAAATCCGCACGCAGCAACGAATCCGCACACGCCTCACTCATTTCAGCCGTAAACGTTTCTTGCGCCACCAGCTTGTGTCCGTAACCCACATAAGGATAATGCCGGGCCGTATGTAATCCCTCATACCATTTAATGCAATCGACCGACTGTTCAAACAGCGACTGGGAAAACACCGGCAGCGACACCAACCAGAAAACAACGAGTGCCGTTTTCATCGTTGTTTCAATAACTCCTTAATATCACCGCGCATTTCCCGCAAATCAGTCTGAATGGACACGAACTGCGTCATGGTCGCTTCAAACACGGCTTTGTCCAATTTGATGGCATTGATTTTATCATACTGGTCTTCAATTTTTACCTCCAGCGTGGCGCAGCGTTCCGTCAGTTCTGTAATACGGGTAGTGTTTGTGATATGCTGCACATATATCGTAATGATAAAAGAGAATATCACGAACAATGAGCGATAGTTACCGGCAAAGAAATCCTTAAATGTAGTCATAGACAATTATTGTATTAAAATCGAAAAAGCATCTTTCACAGCCCGTATCAACACCTCTGCCACACCGCTGTCTTTAAATATCCCGAAAATCACCAACATGACTATCAAAAGGATATAAATCATCCGTTCCATAGTCCGGCGGCTAATCTTCTTCATGGGGCGGCGGCGTTTGAGGGACAACAACATTGAAAATAATATTACCGCCGCCGTCACCTTTCTTTTTATCTTCCTGCGAGTGCTTGATTGGATAGAGTTCCATCAACGCCTTAGCGGCATTCACCGAAACCGCCCTCAAAGGGGCGGGCGATAGTGTCATCCCGAACTTGTCGATATACTCGTTCTTGGCAGTTTCAGCCATCACCGATTTCAACGTCTCTGCCACTTGCAGCTTCACGGCGATGGCCTCTGTTTCAATCTTCCGTTCTTCCAGCAATTCACTGATATAGGAAGCGATGTGTTTTTTAGCAAGCAAACGGCGTGCAGCTAAAGAGAGGTTTTTCTTCGTTTCTCCAAACACCTCCCTGTAACACGCCGTAGCTTGTCCGGCAAATTCCTTGTCCCCATCGACAAACAACTCGCAAAACTCCTTCTCGGCATCAGTCAGTTTTATATCCTTTTCTTTATCTTCCATGATGATTCTTCCGTCAGAAACAGCCTCAAACAAATCTGGCAAGGCTGTATATGTTTCTATATCATGGAATAGTCTTTTCTTCCCCGGAGGGTTTAACCAGATGCGATTTTTCCTCAATCAACTGTTCCATCAATACCTCGTAGAACACATCGGCCAAGGCATTCGCTGCTGCCTCAGCGTCAGCCAGGGAGTTTATGGTACGCATATTAAAGGCTATATTCAGGTCATACCCCGAAATGACGGCCATCAACTCCGTACCCTCATAATTCATCGCTCCGTATGTCATCCGGTCGCCGGTCTTGAAAACAACCGTTTCTTCCGCTTCATGTTGTTGTTCGTCCATTATGTAATTGCTATCTAATCAGTTATACACTAAAAGAATAATATTCTCTGCTGAAAGAGAAGACGGAAATATAAAAAAGTCACAGGACTTATATTTTAAAGTGGGTGCGTGTCTTCTCCTTCTTCTGAATGCAAATATCCCCACCGCCTTCCTGCCGTAACCGCCCGGAACAGACCGCCGCCACATTCAGGGTTGCCGTAACATCCGCTCCGGCATCATGCGCATCGTCCAGTTCAATACCCAGCCGTTCCGATAGGATTTCCAGCTTATACGAAGTCATATCCGGCTGGTGGGCAAATGCAAACCGGCCTAAGTCAATCGTATCCACATAATGCGGCTGAAAGTTCCCGTAGAAATCCGTCTTTCCGGCATATACTTTCTCAAACTCCTTGGTCAGTCCGGCATAAGCCATCATTTGCTGTAAGAAACCAATGTCAAAGGTGATATTCTGCCCGATAAGAATCGGCTTGCATTGTTGCCCTTTCGACAACGTATTGCGTTTCCCGAACCCGATAACATCTGCCGCAACCTCTTTCAGTTCCACCCCCATGGAGTGAAGCATATCCATCGTGATAGCGGAATAAGTCAGTGCCACCGGTTCATACTTCATCGGTACTCCGGCATCCTCCTCGGCCAGTTCCTGACGGGTTTTAAGCACCTTCCGTTTGGGTGCGCCTCCCATATCCAGTTTACGGTAGGGGGCGATATACTTCGCATACCGTTCCAGTACCGCCCAGTTATCCAGCCGGACAGCCTGCATGGCAAGCTGCGTGCAGGCGCAATCCGTACAGTCCAGTCCGCCCGTCTCAAAGTCCAGGACAACGGCGGTATAAATCTTCGGTTCTACTTTTGGGGCTGCCATAAGCGTATTTTTTGGTAAGTTTCACGAATTGTCTCTTCATACTCCGTCAGAGTGCCGTCATTGTCGATAACAAAATCATAAAAAGCATCCGGCAATTGTCGGCGGGTCCTGTCCCGGAAAATCCGTTCCTGGTCAATGCCCCGGGCTTCCAATGTAGCATAGCCGCATCTCACCAGAACGGTTAAAACACGGTAGCGTTCCCCGTGCATCCGCTTCAATGCCTGTACGCCACTTTCATCCACCACATAAGTACAATACCCTTCCGGGGGAACCTGGTCACGCAAGGCAAAATACTCATACCCCCCGAATTTCGTATGGGTAAGCATCTCACAGAAAGGTATTGCCTGATTTTTCCCGATAAAATAATAATCCTTCCCCTCGGTCTCATTCTCACGTCTGGGACGGGTCGTATGGGAAACAATGGCAAAAACATTCAATTCATTTTGGAGCAACCGTGAAAAATAGGTCTTGCCCGACCCGCTCGCTCCTACAATGGCAATAATAGTTGGCTGCATTACATAACTTGGATCAATGATGATTTATAGGTGTTTAAACTGTTCATCCCGGTATAATCACTGTATTTGATAGCCACCGACACGATAATCACTTTATCTTTCAGGCTTCCGATGGGAGCCTCATAGCTTTCCAGAAAATCCGACCAGCAAACGAGTTCCATCGTGTCGTTATTTTGCTGCAACAACAGCTTGGCAAACTTCTTTCGTTCCCCGGTCATCTTATCCTTATAGCTCTTTTCTTCCACTTCACTGACCGTAGCGCATACCACAATCCGTTTTCCCTCGTTGTCCGCTTCAAAAGCTCTCCTCAGTTCCAGATAAGAGGCTTTCCCCTTTACTTTCGCTTTTAAATCCGAGTTATCGAAAATCCTTCGGTAGTCTATCGAACCGATACCCGAAACGGCTATTTGCTGCATCGACCAGAAATAATGCTTGCTGATTAATTCCTCCGGGAAATCTTTCTGCGTCAGTTCGAATCCCAACGCACGGGCTGCACGGCTGAGAATGTCATATCGGTCTGTCACCGCTTTTACCTCTTCCAGATTATCGAAACACCCGGCTAAAATCATATTTTTAACGTGACGGGCATTCACAGGCACACGGGTGGCTTCCTCGTTATTATCGGGATCATCCCAAAACTCATACTTCTTCAGCTTGTAGCGGAAAATCCGGAAAATAAAATTCTCGATGGAAAGAAAGGCCCCGTTGCGTTCCCTCTCCTCAATAATGCAGTCCACAGCCTTTTTGCCAAGCATCTTAATCCGTGTCAGCGACCAGAATATTTCATCGGTTGTATAATCGGTAAAGAACTGTGCCTGCGATACATTCACGTCCGGCGGTACAATCATGGCCGAACTGCATTGCTCCATTTCCGACATCAAAGCCGGAATCTCCTTATCATCCGCCCATTGCAAAGCCACCGTGTAAAAGGCCGTCGGGTAATTCGTTTTCAGCCAGGCGCCCGTATAAGAAGTGATGGCATAAGCCGTTGCGTGGCTGTTACCGGTCACTATACCGCCAGCCGTAACAAAAGAATGGTAAGGCTCCGACATCTCCACGTTGTAAACATCCGAACAACCGATATATTCCACCGTCTTTACCTGGAGCAATTCCGTGTAAAGCCCACGCTCACCCATCTTCCGGCGTCCCATTTTATAATGAGCCTTCTTGTGACACGAAGCGCAAAGCGTGGTCAGATTATCGAAATTCTCCCCGCATTGCGAATGATCCCCATTGATATGATGCACTTCCAGGCGGCAGTTCCGTTTACCACATCGGGCACACGCTTCAAGCATCAGGTGCTTGCGGTAATATTCCAGCCGTACATATTCACTTTCCGGTTTTTCTACGAAGCCTGAATGTCCCGGCCGGGAATTCAGTTCATAATTGCCTACGCCGTAATTATCATGGTACATATCATCATTCAAAGAACCTTTATCCGTAAAACGGTAATGGGTATCCTGCTGTACATACCCGATATTCACATACATACAATCCTCCCCGGCAACCAGGCAATCCGTCCGGACTTCTCCACGCCGGGTAGGATGCTTATGATTGGCAGTTACATCCAGCGTCCTGCCATCTTCCAATGTGATTCGATAAAGCGGCATTGCGCCCACATACCGGATATCCTTAATCCGGTTCTTTACCAACCGCTCGTCTTCATTCAGCGAGAATCCTATCCCGTAGCCTTTCCGGTTATATTTCGAATGCAAGTCTGCATGTCCCGTCCGGCAGGCATATTCCCGGTCATGCCGGATACGGTACATCTCCCCAATAGAGGGTTTCCACCGTCCACCGTGCGGACGGTAAATCGTTTCCTCCCCACTGATACACTTATTGAAAAGATAAGAGCCGCCCGATTCAATCATATCCCAAATTTGCACCGCATCCTCTTTCGGGCAACCTTTTTCCTTGGCTCCTTGCATGAACTTTTCCTTCATCGCATGAATCTTATCCACACGCTTCTTGGAAATCAGCTTCATCAAATTCACACCGTCCCCCATGCTAAAACCACCTACTTCCCGGGCGATTTGGATGAGACTTTCTTGAAAATTCAACTGCCCGTAAGTATCTTTCAATGCTTCATACGTGCCCCACAAATAAACCGGGGCAACATCACCGCATTTACACAACAGATACTTCTCTGCCGAACCCGATTCTAAAGTAGCAGGCCGATATAGCGCATTTGCCGCAATCAAATCCCGGATATTCGTAGGCTTCATATCCATCAGGAACTTGGTCATCCCCCTGGAAGAAAACTGGAATACATTCTGCGTGAACCCTTGTGAAAGCAACCGGTAAGTCTTCTCATCATCCAGACTGCCCTTGACAATATCCTCAAACCGCAACCCCGTACCATACACCCGGTTGCATTCATCAATCGTTGATTGTATTTTCGACAGCTCCTTAATGCCCAGGCAGTCATTTTTCAGCAGTCCCACTTCATCCAACGAATAACCGTCCAGCTCCGACACCAATACACCGTCCACCTTTTTAATGGGCGTATAGTCAAAACATTCCATCTCTTCGCCGTCTTTGGTGTCCGGAGTGATTAGAATAGCCGAAGCATGAATCGACGCCGAACGGGGTTGCCCCATCAACGGGCGGATTTCCTCAATGACCTGCGGATAGTCCGTAATGAATTTCTTCAACTTCTTATTGGTATAGGCCATCCTGAACAAATCCGTCCAGCTCATCTTGTCGTCATCGAACATGGCCGTGATATAATTCACGATATTCAATGGAACCCGGTGTACACGGGCGACATCCTTAATCGCTGCTTTAATTTTCAACGTGGTTAAAGTCCCGGCGGAAAACACCCGCTGTTTCCCGTTGGTGTTATAACGCCGTTCCAGATACTCCTTCACTTCCTGACGCCGGTCCGATTGGAAGTCAATATCCACATCAGAAATGCTTCCAGAACTTCCTTGTCTGTATCCACTTCCTACCGAACAGTCCAGCACCTTCACCGGACTTGTTCCTCGTTTCATATTTACATGCTTTATCTTCATAAGGTCAGTCTTTCTTTAGCTACCTGAAAAATGTCGTCTTCCTTTTCGATACCGATAAATCTTCTGCCCGTATTCCGGCAGGCACCCCCCGTCGAGCCGCTGCCCATCACGAAATCAATCACCAAATCCCCCTCGTTGGTATAGGTGCGGATAAAATATTCCAGCAGAGCAACCGGCTTCTGGGTGGGATGAAGGTAACAGGTCTGTTTATCCGTGCTGAACTTCAATACCGTCCGGGGATAGCGTTCCGTACTGTCATAATCCGTAGATTGGTTGTGCTCCCGGTATATCTCGCCCTGAGAGCATTTCTGCCGGTGGGCGGCGGTAATCACTTTCCGGCTATGGCCTGTCGTTTTGATGGGGTGGTAATACGGCATTTTACGATAAAACACCAGCACGTCCTCGTGACTTTTCAAAGGCATACGATTAGCATTCAGAAACCCCGTAGCCGTACTCTTTTCCCATACCCAATTATACCGCAAATGCCGCAGGTTTGAATTTCCCAATATGCTTGTAAAGGGTTGCTGGCAGAAAAGAAGTACCGGAGTAGAATCGCGGCATACTCCACGAACCGCAGTCCACATCCCCGGAATGTCAATCACCGAATCCCACCGGCAATGAGTTGTACCGTAGGGAGGATCGGCAAGAACCAAATCGGCCTTTATCCCCTCAGAGGCAAGAAAAGGCATCACTTCCAGGCAATCCCCGTGATACAAGCTAATACTGTCGTCTATTTCTGTCAGGCTGAACATTTTCGTTATAGTTTATCGTCCATAAATAATCTTTATGGTCGAACACTATATCGTCGCCATCCTTCAGTTCATCGGCATACACCACCATCTCCTTTTCATCCCGCACGACAAGCAACTGTGCATCCCGGTCAAAACGGACTGTCTTCCCGTTCTCCAAATCCAGTTCCACATACTCGTCCGACATCATCTCTCCGGCAAGCACCGTCGTTCGGGAAGGATAAAGCCCCGCACGTTCGGGAAGCAAAAAACGCTCAAATAGCAAATCAAACTTAATGGGGTCGATCAGCGTAATCCCCAGCAGGTAAAGTGCCAGGCATCCACCGGCAGAGCCACGCCCGCAACCCACTAAAATACCGTTTGCCCGTGCCCAATTCACCGTATCCCATTGCACCAGCATGTAATCCACGTTATCGGTCGATTCCAGAATATAAACCTCATGTTCCAGCCGTTTCCGGTAAATGGCTTTCTGTCCCTCCGGCACCAAACGTTTGAATCCCTCTTCCAATAAGGCAAGAAACATGCTGTGCCGGTCGCCGTACTTTACCAGCTCCTCATCGGTCATGTCATAGCGTGGCATAAAATTCCGGTCTGTCTCATACTTGGCTTCAGCACCTTCGGCAATCTCCACCGTTGCCCGGCACATCCGTTCAAACAGGACGTTCACATCCCATTTATTTGCATCGAACAGCGGCTCAATCACCGAAAAATGCTCGTCTATGTCTTTGAAGTATTGCTCCTCGCTCTGCTCGTGGGCGGCACCGGTCGCAATTTTGTTCAACACAATCTTATTGTGCCAGTCGTCCCGGTCTAAATAGTAATTGTCACATATCAGTATAGGCTCAATCTGGAAAGAAAAGGTGAACGGGTCGGCAAATTTTTTAAAGTAACAGTTTACCGATTGCAAGACCTCGGCATCGATACGCTCGGCCTTATACTCCGTCAAATCCACCTGGAAATAAAGTTTTCCAAACACCGCTTCCAGTTGCCAGACAACTTCCTCATGCTCTTTCAACCAGAATCCCGAACGTTTCCCGAAAACTAAAACATTCCCCTCCGCATGACGGAGTAGCTGCCGGAGGTTCAGCGTATGTCCTTCACTATCCACCATCACAGCCTTCTGGATGCGCAACAGATTGCCCAATCCTTTTTGGTTCCGGCAGTAAAGTTTCAGTTCAACCGTCTGTTCCTCATGACGGAGCAGGCAGGAATATCCGAAAACCGCTTTCAATCCGGCAGCGGCACATTCCTTCTGCAAGTTAAGTGTGCCGCCCATCGTATTGTAATCACAAATCCCGATAGCCGTGTGCCCCAGATATTTTGCTTTCCGCACCCAGTCCGAAAGTTCCCCCGAACCGTTCAGCAACTCATATCCGGTATGCACCCCGAGATTGACATACGGTATCTCCAACCGGGTGGGTTGCCGTTTGCCGACATATTTCAGCAGGTTAAACCGGAAAGTTTCTCTCAGGTCGAAATAATACCAGTTCCGGCCAAAAGGAAAGGCAACATAAAAAATGCCTTCCTCCATCAGTACCTCGGGGCTTTCCATCAAGTTAAAGCGCAGATTGTTCTCTTCGCCTTTAAAAACGGAAGTCACCCCCGAAAGGTCTGCCAGCAGCATCTTTCCGAACTCTTCTATCTCTATCACTTCGTTGTCTATCTGCCGGTACGTGATTCGGTTAGCGTCCAGCCATGCCATTAATTCATTCATAATACATTCTATATCATTCTTGTAATTTGGATAACTTATATTGAACGGGAGTTTTCAACCCGTCCGTGAAAACGTCCAGTATCTCGTCAAAGGTGAGATCCTGCCAGTCCTTTTCCGGGTCGGGTATATCAGCTACAAAAACATCGAAATAGGGGGATAACGCCTCGGCAGTCTGCTTGATGGCGACTACCGCATCCCCGTCATACCCGATTACCACCGTCCGCACACCTTTCGTCTGTAACTTGTAAATCTGAATGGGCGAAATCTTCTTGCCGAATGTCGCTACCACGGCAATGCTCCGGTTGTCATACAACTCCAGCTTGCGTACCAGGGCAACCACATCGAAAATGCCTTCCACAAGAATCACCGTATCGGTCTCTTGTTCCACAATCGAATCATAATTATATAGCAGGCGTACAAAATCATTCTCCGTGGAGTTATTGAACCGCCGGATCTGGTACTCGCCCCGGCGTTTGGCTTTCCGGTTATAAGCGTCGATTTCAGCTTTCGGCCGGATATGGCGTGCTACGTAACCTACCACGTCACCGGCATCAACCACCGGGAAAATCACGTAGTCGGTAAACCGGTAATTCAGTTTGCCTGTCGTACCCACCTCAAAATAATCGTAATCGTCGTAACAGAAACCGCGCGATTTCAGGTAAGGATGTGTATATACCCGCTTATAGAAATCCGGCAGTTCCACAATACCCAACGCATCATCTATTTCCTCTTCCGTGCCCAGGGGAAACAATTGGTCGGGGTCTAACGGGGCGTTTAGGTCCGCTGTCGGTGTCACCATCAAATCCGGACGCCCTATTTCTTCCAGCAATTTTTCTAAGGTCTGCGTGGAACGCCCGCAACTGAAGCAGTGGCTCATAAACGGCTTTTTCCGTTGCGTTTCTTTGCCGATGTACACACCGAACTTGCCCTCTTTTCCACAATAGGGACAACGGGCAATCAGGTTCTTGCCCGCCCCGTCCCGTTTAGCTCCCAGATGGCGGCTGATTTCTTCTATCAGGAAATCGGTTTCCTGTTTCGATAAGCTCATACTGTCAGCGATTAAGGGTTAAACTGCGCTGCGCATCGAAAAATACCTCATCATCGTAATTCGTCGCAATCTTAATCGTATCGCCTTTTTTGAAAAAGCGGGATTTGGCGATATGCAGCCGCATCACATCTTCGTTACGTTCAGCCGAAGACTGGTTCAGTGAAATCAAATGGGTACAGGGGCGGGCTAAACCTTTGGCCTCGCTGCAATTATACTCGGTCAACACATTCTTTTCATCATTCAGCCAGTCCCGGTTCTCGATGGTCGCCTGATAAGTGACAATCATCCATACCTTTTCATCGGCAGCCAAGTCTTTCAAATCATTCGCTACGGCAATCCGTTTGCTGCGTTCATACTCGGCATTCCATACCCGGCGACTGGCATCCGTCAGTAAATCCATGCTGTCGATAATCACCACGTCCGGCGAATGCCCGGTCTTCTTCCGGTATTCGCAAATGCCGTTTTTAATATCTAAAGTGGAAACCCTGGCATTGAAACGGGGAAAGCAGCGCACGGTAATGCTGCCGCTCAAAGCCTCCACCGTCTTCTCAAACCGCCGCATCTCCGTTTCAGAGATTTTGCCCCGTTCAAAGTAATAGGCGTTTTTGGCAATCAATCCCCCGCTGTATGCGTTCAATGCCTCCTCCTCCGAGCCTTCAAGCTGGAAATGGAGCACATGCAGCCCGTCATCCACATTTGCACGCACACCGATATACTTCACGATATGCGATTTTCCCACACCGGTCGAGGCCAGAAAGCAAGTCAGTTGCCCGCGCAGGTTCCGTCCGGCATTCAGGGCATCTACGTAGGGAATATAGAAACGGGTGACCTGCGGAAGAGCCGATTGCTGTTCTTCCGCTTCCCGGGCTTGGTTTTGCCGGAAACGGGCAACAAAAGTCTTTCCCACATCTACGAAGGCCGAAGATTTCAAAGTAAAACCGGACAGCCACTCCGCATACTCTTTCAGCATAGCTTCCGCCTTATCCTGCTTGCTTTGGTTATACAGCTTTCCCACTTCGTTGTACACCGATTGCAACCGTACTCCCTTAATGTAGGTTTCCAGCATGTCGAGCACCACCTCCGAATTGGCATCTACCTCATATTCCTGAAAAGTATCGATCAATTCAATGGCATCGTAATCATCACTGAAAGCCTGGGACAAGACGGCGTATGTCGGAGGCATTTTGTAATTTCGGAAATGATTAGATAATACTTCCTGAATGCGCTGGAAAGAACGGTCGGGCAGATATTCTTTCTCCATATACTGCACCAGCACACCGCACACCGACTCATCCAGCATGGCAGTAGCGTACAATTCATAAAGAAACTCGACGCTCAGCGGGTTACTTTTCGTTTTACTCATTCCCGGCCTCCTTTGCTTGGTATTCCGCTACCCGGATGCGATAGAGTTCGGGGGACAAACGCTGCGTTCTCGTCCGGCAGGTTTCCGACAAACGGCACAAACGGCATACCGGAGAAAAGGGTGTCCACAGCAAAGTGGAAACGCCGCAGATATAATACCCGGTCTCCGTCGATACGGCACGCCGTTTCGTGCGGTCTTCCCACGAGGGGTAGACAAAGCGGTAGAAAGGATGCACACTTAGGTCTTCGACAATGCCTTGCAACTGCCCGCGGTCCAGCCCGAGACTTTTCAGCCACCGGTCTTCATAAAACTTTTGTCCGGGTTTCCGGGTTACGAAACGCGCACAGGCACGGGCCCCGAACGAATGGCTCAACTTCCATTTCAGCAGATATGCCGTGTCGAACCTCGAAATGGCATAGACCTGACAGACGCAATAGTCTACCATTCGTTCCGGGCCGACCGCCCCGTAATGAGCCGTCAGATAATCCAGGCAGGCATCCACGCGCCGTTCCGCCACCTTGCCTCCCGGAAAGGCAAAGCCGGGAAACACGCTACGGCGCATCAACACCGTAAAAAGGCGGCTCATCAGCTTACTCTTTTCTTGCATGGCCGTCACGGGTTAGTAAATTCCTCATTTGCTTCTTCGCTAAGAAAATACGGCTCTTGATCGTATCCATATTCTTAGTCTTCAGGTTTCCGTTCTGGAAAGAAATCTCCACGATTTCCTCCATCTTATATCCGGCCTGTTGCAATAGCAAAGCTTCCCGATGGATGGGAGCCAGTTGTTCCAGCGCTTTCAGAATATCATCGTTGTAATATTGCCGGTAATTATCCAAGCCCATGTAATTACAGCTCACCTCGTCGCTGCCGTCTAGGTCAGGCAAATCCGCCACGTCCACGTTGTCGCTCGCTTTCGGTCCGCTGTTACGCTTGTTCAGATCATACACATGACGCTGCGCCACGGCATATATCCAGCTTTTCAGCGGACGCTCCGGGTTGTATGTTTCGATATACCGGAAGAAATTCACAAGCACCTCGCTGTAATTATCTTCTATATCACACTCCTCAAAACTGAATTTGATACAAATACTATATATTAATCGCTTATGCGGTAAAATATATCGGGTGAAAAGCTCCGTCCGCCGCTTAATCGACACCGGGTCTAAGTCACGCTCAGAGGGTAAAGTCTGTTTTTTCACGCTCTTGCTTACACATGATGAAACATAAACTTTTGCTCAATCTGTCAGCTAACAAGCGTCAATTCACAATCTTAAAAAACTCAATTCATATTCGTTATATCCGGTACTTATGGCAATAATACCTGTAAATCCAGAAAGCATCCGCCTCGTCGTCCGTGCGGGGGCGATAACCGTACTTTTCCACACAGGCATTAATCATGTCGATCTTCGTCGCCCGCCCGTTGCCCGTGGCAAACTTCTTCACCGTCGCCACATTGATAAAGGCCGGTTCCGGCAAATCCAGCTCATCGCACACTTCCAGCAAAATGCCCCGGAACTCCGACAACTTGCGCATATCCGTGAAATGATTATTCACATTAATATCCTCGGCAACCACCTGACGGATACCATATTTACGGATAAACCCGATAAGTGTGTCCCGGAAGGCTTTGTGCTGCTTGTTGTCATTACGCGCCTTCGATTCATAGAAGTTCCAGGCGCCCGATTCATGGGTTGAATAATAGCCGCACATCGTGGCTATATCCAACCCGAGAATCTCCGCCCTTGTCAGAGGTTCCTTACTGCTCAATCCTGGATTCACCATGCTCTTTGCGTATTACAAGTGTATGAGGATAAGATTCACTCACATGCCCGTGTGAAACGACCAGTGTGGTAATCCCCAGTTTATTCAACGACTGGAACATTTTCATATTCCCTTCTTCATCCACCGCTGCCAGTATCTCGTCCAGCACCAGCAAATCCAGCCCTTTACCGTCCTCGCAATTACTGTTCACCAGCTTCTGCATGGCAAGGATAGAGGACAGGTTCACCCTGGCTTTTTCCCCTTCCGAGAACTTGCCGAAACTGCCGCAGTCCACGCCGTCACGAACCAGCGTCACCGAAATTTTCTCCCGTACCTTACCGGTCTTGAGTACCGTATAGCCGGAAAAACGTATCCGTATATCACTGCCGATACTCTCCAGAAACTCGTTGGTAATCTGGCTCAGAGCTTCAATTTTAGTATTCGCCAGATATGATTTAAACTGATTGAACCGCTGTTCCTGCTCCCGTAACTGCTTCAACGTTTGTTCGATGCCCTCTTTAGTCCTCAACATCTCAGCCGATTTCGTCCGGTAATTTTTCAAGGATTTCCGGAGCGATTCAACGATTTCGTCCGGTGAGGAAGTGTTGATTTCAGTGATAGTGGTTTGCAACGTTTCAATAGAGGATTCGGCAGCAGCAACCTCGTCATTGGCAATCTGTTTGTTCCGTTCATTGATATGGTATGCCGCATCGATCAGTTCAAAGGCTTCATCGAAAATCTTTCGGCGCACCCCTTCAATATCCTTTTGCAGGGAGGCTATCGTTTCTCCGATTTGCTTTTCTTTACGTGACATCGTTTCCAATTCAAAAGAAGCGGCCTGTAATTCTTTCCCGGCTGTTGCCAGTCGTTGCTGCCAGTTACTATGCTTTTGATGGATGGCCTGGCGGTCGGCAACTATTTTACGTTGCTGGTTCTCTACTTCCATACAGTGTTGTTCGGTCTGGGCTATTTCATCCCCGACAGATGCAAGCGATTGTTGTTTCTCCGATAACTCTTTTTGCCCGGCCGTCACGTCAAACGCCTTGTCGGCAACAAGAAACTGATGGCTGCAAGCCGGGCAGGTAATCGTCCCCGCCAGCTTGTTTCTCAACGATTCCACCGCAGCAGACAGATTACGTCGTTTGCTGCGAAGTTCATCGCCTGTGCGGCCTAATTGTCCGAGCTTTATCCCCAGTGACTTCAGTTCCGTCTCAACCGATTCATTACGTGTCTGATACTCCTTGGCAAAAGCAGCGTATTCCGATTCCAAGGCAGCATACATTTCCGATAAACGGTTTTGTTTATCCGTTGCAGTCTTCTGATTCACCCGGTGGCTCGCAAGGCTCTTTTCTACACACGACAACTGTATCTTCTTGGATTCAATTACCTCCTTCCAGTTTGTCAGTTTGCCATAGGCGGATACCGTAAGTTCTACCTGTTCCAGAATATCATCGAGTGAATCGTCAGAGTTCTCCATGTTCTGAAGTTCCGTATCGGTCACCAATATTTCTGTTCTGGCATTGCTCAACGAAGTTAGCTCTGCCTTCTTTTCACGGATAAGTGCCCGTTTTCCGCTAATGGTCTGCTCGATGGCAGCTATCCGTTCCGCTTTATTCCGGGCACATTCCGCCTTGCTGTTTTCTTCTTTTTCTATCTGCTCGACAAGCATATTGATACGACCGTCCAGCCCTGCCAGTTCCAGGTCGGCAGCATTCAGCTTTTCTTCAACCGGGACAATATCTTCCTGTACCTTCGTGATGGCTTCATCCACAACGATACCGTTTGAAAAACGATTGATAATTTCTTTCTTCTCCTTGTCGCTGCAAGACAGAAAATCCTCGTACTTATGTTTCGACAACACAAAGTTGTTAAAGAGTTCGTCCCGGCTGATACCTAACTTCTCCAGAATATATTTGGTATAGGCATCCACCGAATGCTGCACAGCCTCGTCCGTCTCTACCGGCTTGCCGTCCCGTTCTATGAAGCAACGCACCACCGAAGCGCCTTTGCGGTATATCTCCCGTTCTATGGTAATCACTTCCTGGCAACCGTTGTTGCTGAATTCCAGCATCACATAACAATCATCCGCCGTATCGTTGATAATCTCCTCGTTCTTTATCTTCCGCAGCGGAGAACCGGTAATGCCGATGGCGATACATTCCAGCAACGCCGATTTGCCCGAACCGTTGCTCCGTTGGCTTTCGTTATCCCGGTTATCCCCGAAAATCAATGTAGTTACCCCCTGATGGAGCGTGTAACTCAACTCCCGGAATGCACAGAGATTCCGGGCTGCTATTTTATTCAATTTCCACATACGCCGTCTATTTTTGATAAGTAAGACAATCCCAGTTTCACTTCCGCAATTTCCTTCTCCCGGCAAAACTCCTCGTAGGTGTCCCGGATTTTGCGGCTGTCGAACTTCTCGAAAAGACCGGATGCCGAAACCTCCGTCGCTTCGGTTTCCTCGGTGACAATCTCCACCTTTGAGGCACCGGCATTCAACAACTTTTCTTTCTGAATGGAAGAGGCTTGGGCGGCGGTCGCATGAACCCGCACCTTGGTACGGCAACGCCCGTCCGCTTTCATCTCGTCCAGCAAGTCCGTCAGGTGGATGTTTACATCTCCGGCATCCACATCGATGACTTTGTACCGGAGATTGACTTTATTCCGGATAAACTCGTGAGAGCCGTCATTATACAATACCGTATAACCTTTCTCTTCGTCTTCTCCAAAGTTATGTTGCCGGCTGCTGCCGATATACTCGATGTTCGTTTTAGGAATAGAGCAACGGTTGTGGTAATGGGCGACAAACACCTTGTCGAACCCTTCAAACAGCTTAGCCGGGAGTTCTTTCTCGCAAGGCTGTGATAATGCCCCGTTAATGCCCTCATGTAAATACAGAAAATTGAGTTTCGTGGGGTTAAAACCTTTATTCTTCACTGATTCAAGTTTCTCGGTAAAACTTCCATCCTCCGGAAAATAAGGAATCAGATGCAATAAAACCGATTCGCCGTCACCCACCGGTAACGTCATATAATCGTTTACCACCACTACATTGCGGTACTGGTCGAAGATATGGCAATATCCTCGTTCCGATTCTAGGCACACTCTATCGTGATTGCCGTTGGCAAGGGTAACACGTATGCCCCGTTCCGCTGCCAATAACAATACATCATGGACGGCCAGTAAAATATCGAGCGTCTGGGCAGCTCGTGACAGGAATACATCACCCCCGACGGCTATTTCACTAATCCCCATGCTTTCACATATACTGAGTGCCTCATTCCAATTTGCCGTAAATTCCGGGATATTCTCTTTCCCGACATGCAAATCATTGAGTAACAAGAGGCACGGATAATTTTCTTTTGCCATAATAAGCGTGTAAAAAGGGAGGAAAAGGCAGCATATAAACTGCCCTTTCCGTTCCTCGGGTAAATAAATGAAGATGATTTTCGCTTATCGTCTGCGACGACGTTCCGGAGCCGGGGCTTCTGCCGCCTGCTCTGCCGGAGGTTCCGGCTGGGGAGTGGCTTCCGTTTCCACAGGAGGCTGTTCTGCCGGAGGCATGGCTTCCAGGGTGGCTTCAATCAGGTCAAGCAGTTCCTGATTGCCGGTCGAACGGGTGATGCGCACGGGCAACTTCTCCTGCTCGATAAACGAACGGATCAGTCCGCGCAGTTCCTGCCCTTCTTCCGTCTTGTCCGAAAGTCCTTTGTCCTGCAACTCGTCATAGCGGACAAAAAGGTCGTCAAGCTGGATGCCGCCACTGTTCGAGGCATTTTCCTTGGCGTCTTTGGTACGTTTGTCAAAAGAGAAACTGCTGGTGTCTTCCTTGGGAAGTTCAGAACCCAACTGTTCAATCGCTTGCTTCATGTCTTCTTCTTCCATGACCGACATGCCGTATTTCACATCGCATTGTTTCAGGTATTCGAGAGTGGCCTCGTACTGGTATCGGCTGTAGTGATAGATGATTTCGGGAATACGGCTCATACCCATCAGTTTGGTCAGTTCTTCCGTTGTCAGTACGTCATTTTCCGCCTCATTGTCGATTTCAATCAGGTATTCGGTTTTGCCGCCGTTCTTCTTTTTCTCGATCTCGACGGGATAGGCATTGTAGACGGAAGAAATGGGACATGGGAATCCCGGCGATTTGACCAGCTTCTTTTGCCACAGCTTGAACTTGCGTTCATCGAGGTCTTTAAACTGGGAATGCGAGAGGGTAAGCAACTGGATGCCCTTGGCACGTTCGTTCAAGTCCAGAATGTACATGGCATGGCCGTAATTGAATTTCAGACCGCCACCAAACGAGCCGCCTCCGATTTTCTCAGCCAGCTTTTCGTCCCCTTGTTCCTGGGCTTCCGTCACGGCCAGTTTGCGGTAAGTGTCGATCAAATCCACGGAATAGCCGGCATCCGTCGTGCGGGGCACGGTGACGTACATGGAGGCGGGTTTGGCATTTCCGGTAGCAGGTTTTTCCAGTTCCATCAGCAACTGGCGTACCGGGTACTCATAAGTGCGGCGGTCACTCGTACCGTCGGGGTTAGGGGCAATAGGCAGGATGCGAAGGCGGTAAATGCCCAGTTTGTCCATACGGAAATACTCCGTCCTGGTGAAACTCTTGTTTTCTTCCAGCGCACGTTGCTGCGCTTCTTCATACGACTCCTGGGCCGCTACGAACAACTCTTCGACCGACAACTGCGGAAGGTCTTTTTCCTCATGTTTTTCTTGCATGATACATAATACGATAAAATTAAACTGCCCGAATAGCAATCTAATTCAACAACAGACGGGTTCGGTTCCACCGCTTGTTTTCAACTAATAATATGGGAGGGAAAAATCGGGGAGAATCCCCCGGGTCCGCTCGGCATCCAAGTGCCTCAGTCAAAGTAATGTCAGTGAGTATCTGACCGGGAGCAAAGGTAATGCAAGCCGAACGCAGAGTCAAACTTGTTTGAACTCTGCTGAGGCGCAGCTTATCTTCGCTTCTTTGAAGCAAAGGTAATGCCTTCATTTCTACCCGCCAAATTCTTTTCTAATTGTTTTTTATAAACAATTTTAATCCGCTGCTCCTCAATGTATTAAAACCATATATCCACAGTGTAATCCCTGATTATATAGACAAACCTCGCATCCGTCGGAGCTCCTGCCGGATAGTCTGCCGGTTCTCCCGGATAAAACGGGCCAGTTTCTTCTTCCGGATCTTCTCATAATAGGCTTTCCGCTCCGGCGTGAGCCGTTTGGGCCGCCTGCAATAAATTCCCAGGTCCCGGTATTCTTGCAGATACCGGTAAAACTTGGGTTTGCGTAGCGACGGATCACCCGAAGCCCGGCACACCTGCTCAATCAGGTCCGCTTTCGGCTCGGGGTAAACAGCCCGGGGTGTCAGGTTCATAATAATGCCGTAAACGGCCGGGGCCTCGTATTTCAACAGAAAGCCCAGCCGGGTTTCTTCAAACCTGTACTTTTTGTACGTTCCCGTTGGCCTTCCGTCCTCTTTTCGTCGGGGAAACCGGCTCATCTGGGGCAATTGGGTGGTCCTCGCACCCCGATACTTCTTCGCTCGTGCCATCTTGCTGCTCGTTTTTTGGATTCATACGTTCGTCTGTTCTCTCGGTAAAAGGCTTGGGAGAAGCGGCTGCAATGCGCTGCCTGCTCTCCACGTCATTTTGAATGTTTACTCGTTTCATATTGCTGATTAATTATGGTTGGTTTCAAACAAAACTTGGAATATTCATGCGTTATTTTTTCGAATGCTGAAGTCGATTTCTCTTGTCGCCGACTTGACATCGCCTTGTCGCCGACTTGAGGTCGTCTTGTCGCTGACTCGGGAAAATGCTTGTAAATACAATCAGGAAGCAAGACCGGCAACTTAGACGAAATAGGTGAAATTAATCTCTGTCGATACATTATACCAGCCGCTCTCATACAATTGGATACTGCGTGAATTGGCGCGGATAATAAAAGAGGAACCCCGGTTGTACTTAGCATCATCATTCCAATCACAAAGTGTCGTGCGCAAACCATATTTGGGAGGCTGTATCTGATTGGGAATCACAGCCACCACGCCACCCATATTGCTCCCGTCCCGTTTGGCGGTATTGATAATCCCCTGGATGCTGACCATATTTCCTATTTGCCGGATAAACAACTGCCGGGTGTCCGTTCCGCTTCCCGAATTATTCATCTGGAGCCAGCCGGTGTCAGGGAGTTTCGTCTGGTAATCATCGGCATAGGCGGCTCCCAGGGTCCGGCAGACGAGCTTTTTCGCATTGGCGTTCGGCAGGGACAAATCCGACAGCTTACCGTCCTTGCGGATATAAGTATCGGTAATCTCTTTTCTGGAATATACATCCAGCTTATCCCGCAGGGTCTGCTGGGCCTGGGCCGTCGTCTTGCCGGATTTCACCAGGTAGGTAATGTAATCCTGGAACAACTGTTCCACGGATGCAAACTTCCCGTCCGCTGCCGTTTTGGTATAGACCCCGATGTTGGCGGCCACCGAATCCTTTTCCGAGGAGTTATAACCGTCTAATAACCGGGGCGCATATTTCTTTAATTCTTTTACAATATTTGAAATAAGGACATATCCCTCCACCTGCGCCTGCGATACTCCGTTATTGTCGGTATAGGCAAAGCTGCCCGTCTTGATGCCTTCCAGTTTCTGTTTCATCCCCTCGGTAAACACAATCCCCGTATAAGCGCCGTCGGAACCGAGCTTGCCTTCCAGCATTTTGTCAATCTCCGTAACAGAATACACGCTGATATTCTTCCGGGCCTGCACCTTATCCGTTAAATCCGAAAGGTTGGCGCTTTTAGCCAGCTTCAAATCCCCCGTACCCCGTTTCTCCGCATCGAGGTTAGCTCGTATTTCCGCTTGTTTCTCTGCTTTACGTGCCGTTGCCTGTTCCGGTGTCATCCCGTTGATTTCATCGGCTGTCAGGTTTACCAGTTCGGTCAGTTTGCCACTGATGGCCAAATATTTGATGTCCGTTTCATTCTTGGAATATACCCACAGATTGCTCCGGGCAACTTCCTTGTCGAGCAAGTCGTCCAGGTTGCTGTTTACATTGAGTTTATATTTCAACGCTTCCGCAACATCCGTGGCTGTTACGTAACCCTTGCCGCCTTCCTCGATGCTTCCACCTGAAATGGCGTCCAATTTCGCTTTGTATTCGCTCGTGAAATCTTCCGTGGAGAGCTGTTTGCCACTTACTACCGACACTTTTTTATTCATGGCAGCGGTAAAGTCCTTTTGGGTCACGAAAATGGAATAAATATCCGTTCCCTTTACACGTACTTCGCCCGACAGGTCAATATGCCCTTTCGGAATCAATACCAGGTTCCCGAAAAGGTTGCTTACTGTAAAATCATTCGAACTTGTCGAAACATAACCTACGGAAGCGATCGTCACTCCGTCCCGGTCTTGCCATTCCAATGTATCGGTCAGTTCGGGGTCGCCTTTGGCAAAAGAAGGATTGCGCATTATATAACAGCTCCCGTTGCCGCTCACCCGGAACACACCGTTCACAGCCGTAGTTCGGGTTCTTCCCTCCACTTGCAACAAAGGCACGGAACAACGCTTGCCGTCATATACGTTGAAATTCCGGTATCGGTTGGTCGTTTGGTTATACCCACAGTAGTTGATATTAACGGAACCCTCGTCCGTATCGTCGCCGACATTGATGATATGGTTCTGATAGACATACACACTCCCGATACGGCTTCGTTTCACTTCGGTCTGTTCACAACTGAAACCGTTCTCATCCAGCCTGGCCAATTCCGTCGTTCCCTTTAGGAAAGAAAACGAACCGTCTGTATTCAACGTAATTTCAGCCGTCAGCAAATCATTCAGGTAAGCGCCCAACGAACCGTCTCCGCTTTCTTTTATCCGGCCTCGCAGGCTGCGGCCATTGTCATTTAGGACGGTCAACTCCTTAGCGGACTTCAATGCTTTTTCAATCGTCACGTCGCCCGCAAAAGTAACGTCATTCTTCACCTTCTGCCGGGAGGTTGGACCATCCAGCAGCAAGGCATACCGTCCGAAAAACTTGTCGGTAAGGCGGGGAGCGTAATTACTGCTTATCTCTAAGTATCGGGGCAACTGTCCCGTCACCGGGTCGGTGACTTGGGGGACGGCAGTTCCTCCTGTACACAAGTAACAACAACGTCCGCACTTGTTTACTTCATTGGCATAAACAACGGATTCATTCGTATTGGTCTCATAGATGTAATAGGGGAAAACCGTAGATTGTATGCCCTCGAAATAACGGATTTTACCGCCCAGCCATACATAGCCGGGAGTGATGCCGCTGCCCTCAGCCTGGCAGCCGGAAATAATAAAAGCCGGACAATCCGAAAAAATACTCGTCAGGCTCAATGCCAGCTCCTGCAAATTCAATATGTCATCCGAATAAGTATATCGTCCTCCGGTTTCTGCAATATATTCTTTCATATCTTAAATGGGGTTGTTAGGTAAAATTTCATTTCCGTCAATCTTGATTAAATAAGTCTTTCCCGCCACTTTATAAGTATTCACCACATGCGAAAGCAGATACACAAATTCCTGTGTGGGAATGGTAATCGGGGGTACATTGACTACAAAGCTGGCCTTATTGATAGCCCGTTCCTCCGCAATGTAATAAAACTCACGGGGCATCTCCTCCGGACGGCCCGTCAAAACGGCTTCCCCTTCTTTCCAAACGGTGAATGGGCGTCCGTGAACCGCATCTTCGTGATACAAATCCACTCCCAATGACACGCTTTCCGAAAGGAATATCCGGTCGGAAGCATCGGCGAGATAACGGCCGAACTTGTAATTCAGATACCACTCGAAACAAATCACCTGCGAGGTCATGCGGGCTTCAATATGTTTCTCCCTGGCAAAAGCCATAAACCGCTCGTTCAGCACCTGCAAAGGATAAACCAGGCTTTGCATCAGCAGGTTATACCGGCGGCCGCTCAAATAGTAAGGCACCAGCCGGTTGATCAGCTTATCGGTAGGGAGCTTATACCTTTTCATAACAATCTACGATTAACTTGATAGCCTCCCGGAATGACGGAATACCCGCTTCTTCACCCGTGCCGCCCGATTGTTTCAAATATCCCGAAGAGGTATGGCTCATACGGCCTATCTTCCGGGCGGGAGCTATATGGCCGTCACTGTCGTAGGCGGCGATAAACACGCCTTGCTCCGGTTGTGCGTCCTCGTCGATATACACATCCGTTACATGCTCCGCCTTACGGATGCCCGCCACAATGTCCGATACATAAATCGTCGAATCGAACTGGATGCCCAACATATACGTATTGAGCTGTTCTTCTACCAGACCGTAAATCTCCGATTCCATCACCGCGCCGTCGTAATAGACAGACAGCCGGGGAATCAATACATCGCCTTCCTGGCTTGTGACCTCGATACGGGTCCCGGCAAACTTTATCCGGTTGATGTAGGACTGTATCATCACCAGTTCCTCCGGCGGAATAGCGCGCAGGTTGCCTTTGTCACCCGTGGCAACTTTCAATATCAACTTGTTATCCAGGTTCACATCGTCATGGCTCTCCATATAAGAAGCCTGCGTGATAATCTGTTTCGAGGGGTCTGCCTCGCCATATCCGAAAGCCAGCCCGTCCTCACGCATCATCAGTTCGCTTCCTTTTTGGTATTGCAAAAGGGCATTGATATAATAAGTCGGAGTGCCGTTTATCCGGCTATTGAGGATATTTGAGATGTCAATGGCAAACACGTCGAGCAGACTTTCAAAGCTATATACCACTGCTGCAAAAGTCCACGTGATGCCGTTCAGAATGGAAAGTTTGGAATCACTTGAAATCTCGGAAAGCTCCAGACGCTTGTTACGCTCCCGGACTGCCTCGTCATAGATTTGTTGAATCGTTCTGCTCATATTTATAAATCCTATTGTTAATAATAAATTCCCAAGGTGCGCCCTCGTTCCAGGCAGGTTCATGCGTCAGCACCCATATCGCTTCCATCCCCGAACTCGTCACATACCGCCCGTTTGCATCTCTTGCAGGTTCCCGGTACTCGCCCGACGGTTCACATTCCAACAGCACCCGGCAACTGCGCCGGTTATCATGCCGCCTGACCAGCCCTGCTAAATAAGCGTCTATCGCAGGCTGGCGAAAAACCGTACCGCATAGCGAAAGGGTCATCAGCCCTTTCAATTCCAGAAGCGGAGTCAATATATCCGTTCTCAGTCCGTCCAGGCACAGTTCAAAAACACCCGAAAGCAGGGGCAGCGAGTCTATGCCCAACGCCGCATTTTTCAAAACAAAACGCTCCACATAAAGAGGCTTTAATATATACAGCAAGAACGGATGTAATTCACTAAAATCCAATAGATTAAAACTTCCTTCCATATACAGTGATACCTTACGCTTTCCACCCACCGGGCTGTCGAACAAATGGCTGGTTTGAACAGAATTTCCGTCCGCAGTTATCGTCTCGACAGCCGAGTTATCCCCCCAGTCGATTTCCAGCCTTCCACACCCTGAAACCGCAAATCCGGCGTTAATCGCCTCATTGGATAAGTACAGTTCAACGGTTAGCGGCAAGGTAAACGATTTCGGATAGACATTCAACTCACCCGAAGCGGGTGTAATTCCATGAGTTTGATAGTATGCCGAAACCTCTTTGTTAATCCGGTAATCGTCGGTATAAAACAACACGTCGCCGGCCTGCAAATCGTCATCCAGCGAAAGTGATTCGTTGTTTACCAGCAGATCGGTAATCCCTTCCACCGAACCGTAAACATGAAGGGCCACATCATATATATTCTGTCCTGCGATAACTTTATAACTACCCATTTTTCTCCTTTACTTCCAATAATAATTCTCCCGTAGCCGAATCCATATAAGCATTGATAATAACCATATTGTCCGCTTCAAACTCGCTTTGCAACTTGGAAGCCAGACCGGTGTTCTCAAAATTTCCATGCAGATAGTCAATCAGTCCGACGCCCGTCAGGGGATGCTGATACAAGTTTCCGGCAGAGGCTTTCAGCAGGAATGTCTCGTTCTGCGCAAGCGATGCCTTGACCAGCAAATCGGTTTCATGTCCGCTGTACAAGGTCAGCACACCGTCCGATAATACGAGGTTGTAATAGTTCTCGCTATTCAACCGGCGAAACTCCGCCAGCCGGATTTCTACGCTACCCGGCAGGACAACCTCATACCAGGGTCGATTGGTCGTGGGATTCATCACATATTCCGGCAGTTCCTCACCGTCACCGACGCGAAACCTAACCATCAGCAACTTGTACACCGCCCGGTAAGGCATATAAACGTGAGCCTGAAAACCCTCCTTCACTCGCTTTTCACTTCCTCTCGGGATAATGACCTCCCCATAGCAATAAGTGTCGTTATCCAACCCTTCCATCTCATCCAATAGCACAAATTCATAGAGCGTTTTCCCTACGATATTGTCCGTAGTTTCCAGCTCCCCGTATGCCGTATCGATCTGTATATCCTGTCTTGCCATAGTTATAAGCGCTCTATATTAAAAATCCCGGCCACCTTTAAGAGCGACCGGGACTGTTCACTCTGTCCGAAGAATAGAGTGAAAGGCAGGGAATGGTTTAAATCAGACGGTCAGACCATCAAAAATCTTTTCGACCGTGGACCACATATCGTCCGGCAGGCTTTCGTCTGAAATCTTCTCACATACTTCCTTCAGATAAGCCGTTTCATCCCCGGAAAATTCTACATTCAACGCGACCTCCTTTTCAACGTCCCATTCAATGCGCTTGGTCTCGGCGTTCTCTCTCAGGTTGATTGTTTCACGTTCCGAATCGGAAATCTCGATTTTACGAATGATTTCCTTTTTCAGGTTAAACTGCTTAAAGTTTCCCTCTTTGGGCAAGAGCGCCGGTATATACAACCGGTCTTTTACTGTTAATTCCATGCTTACTTTTTATTGGTTTACTTCAAACGAATAGCGGTTACTTGTTGGAAAAGTTTTCCGCCTGCTGCATTTCTCCGGTGCTTTCCTTGATTTTGCTAACGAATTTATCAAAATCAAGAAAGTAAAGGGATGTTTTGCCTTGTTCTGCCAGGTTACAGAAGATATTCCCGTTCTCGTATGTGATATATCCCACATCCAGCTTTTCAATCCCGTCCGCCTGAATAGTTTGTACGGTTACGTGAATACGGGTCAGTACTTCATTGACCAGTACATACTCAATCATGTAGGTCGCATTGGCAGTTGTTTCCTCTGCCGTTTTTGTCAATACAGTATTTGTAATATTCATAACTAAAAATGATTTTATCCAGAATAGAGCATCAGGGTGGAAAAAGTTTATCTTTTACGACCAATCTGCCGTGCTGAATACCTGAAAACAAAAGGAACCCTCGTTGGCTGTCGAATCGTCTTGGGTCTGCACATAGAAATACGAACTATAAATTCCAATAATGGTGGCGTAGATGGGTGTCCCGGTATAATAGCCTGTCATCTGAACAAAGAATTTACCGCTCAGGTTCCAGGGCAGATATACGGTATAACGCCCGGTTCCGGTACGGCTGATTGACATCCTTGTCCCGTCAAAAGTCTTCTGTCTCAATGATGCGCTTGTACCGGATAAGGTAACAATCCCCGAAGCCAAAACTTGCAGGAAACTCCCGTACTTGCCGGTACACATAATATCCCGGCGGTTGATGACTATCCAGCCGAAAAAGGTGCTATTGTCACCATAGCCCAACAGCTCGACAAGTTCACGCGAGAAACTGATGGAGGTTTTCTGTATGCCGTCTTCAAAGAAATATTTTCCCGACGGGGCGCTGATGCTCATATAGCCTACCGTAGTGTTACTTCCCCATTTATAGTTCACCAGTGTCACCCTTCGCCCGCTTTGTTCCAAAGACCAGGGCAACGCTATATTCTCATCCCAGGAACCCCGGATTGTTACGATGTTGTCATAGTTGTTAAAGTTTTCCTGGGTGGAGGTGTCGCCACCGATCCAAATCGAAGAATCATTTAAGACGAATTTATTCCGTACACTGCCCTGGATACGCACATTATTGAATACCGCTCCTTTGGCGGTCACATTACCCTTCGTATCCCATGTAATATTGCCGTTGGCTAATTGACCGGAACCGTCATTGTTCAACCGCCATCTGCTCCCGTTGGTAATCGAACCGTCCGATGACAGGGCGACACTATTTTTATAAATCTGTGAGGAATTGATATGCCAGCCTCCGATAGTCCCCCTGACGAATGTACAGGTTAATCCGTTAATATAACCGGCATTGATAATATTCGCCCTTATGCTGGCAGCATCCAATTTTGCAGAAGTAATACTTCCGGCAGCAATCCGGTCGGCACTAATCGTGCCGGCTGTAATCTGGCTGGCATTCAAAGTAGAGGTATAAATGCCGTTTGCGTCAATCGTCGTCGTGTACTTCTCGGTCGAAGTAACGTCAAATACCGTTGCATAAGCTAACCACCATTGGACGGGACTGCTTGCGGTGCCTACATTACCCGTTAAAGCAAAAAAGTGGGTTGAGGAATAATTAGAAGTACCGCATGTCACTTTGCAAATATATTCACGCCAATCTCCGGTTCCTGCCGTAGGGGTCAGCCACTTCTGACTTCCTCCCGTGCCCATGCTGTTCGTATGAAAACTGATGCCTCTTCCTACAGGAATCTTGGCTATGATCCTTGTTATAAAAATCTTCCGATAAGATGTCATTGTCCCAAAGTAAAAACCGCCACAGTAGGGAGATGCCGCACCGGAATTTTTAATAAGCAGGGCACGTTTACTGTCATTGGGGGCCGTACTGTCGGAAACACGGGTTATGGTCACTGTCCCGTTGCCGCTGTTGTTGTATATATTGATACCGTTCGTTCCGTTGTAAAATGTCGGGTCTCGGTATAACATCTTTCCGAATGCCATTGCAGAAGCCAGTTCCTGAGCCGTCGTTATCCCCGACGTCCATTGCACCGACACCGAAGAGCCGAAAGTCACCGTCCCCGAAGCATTCCATGATATATTGCCGTTCGCTACCCGGCCGCTACCGTCATTGTTAAGCTGCCAACGGCTGCCATTGGTTATCGAACCGTCGCTGCCCAATGAAATATTATTCTTCCAGATATGCGTATGGTCGAAAGCCCAGCCGGCAATCCGGTTATAAAGTTCCTTACTCCCCGAACGGCTGTAATTCGCCGACAGACAGAAATACTCCTGATGGTCCCAGGACATCATCTGTATGCCGATGAATCCCGTTTTCACGGTGTTACCCGAACCGGCAACCTGACCTATGATGAGATGACCGGCATTATTGCTTTGATGCCAGGTAAGGCAGATTCCATAAGGCCGGTAGCTTCCGCTATACCAATATCCCGACCCCGTTGCCCGTGAACGGATTTGTATAGGACAACTGCCTACGGAACCTATGCTGCCGCTGGTGATATGGTCCGACCCGATGCTCCAACCGCCAATGGTTCCCCGGATAAATGTACAGCTTAAACCGTTGATGTAATTCGCATTGATAATATCCGACCGGATACTCGCCGCATTCAGCTTCGAGGCATGGATACTGCCCGCTGAAATCCGGTCTGCCGATAAAGTGCCCGATTGTATGCTCGAAGCATTGATATTTACCGCATTGACCTGCGCTGCCGTTAAAGTGCCCGTGTAAATACCGGTCGAGCCGATATACGTCAGGGGATGCGCCGATAGCGTAGAATCATTTCCTTGCGCCAGAGCGATAAACCGGTGACGGCGGATTTCCTCTTCAACACTTGCAGTTAAGGTTCGGGGTGCAGGGGCATAAGCCTTGGAAGTACCGGATTGGAATATCAAATCTGAACTGTAAGCAATCTGGGGAGCTGCCGGGATAGGCGCAGGGCTATACGAACCGTTCTCAATGGTCTGATCCGAATAGATATGATAGACAGCCCCCGTTGTGCCGCCACCTCTCAAAAAAACAGCAAACATGCAATAATTCCCACAATATGCTGCTCCCGCAAACATACGGGAATAACATTCCGACAACTCATATATGTCCCACGAGTACGAGGCACCGCCCCAACCACCGAAATTTGTCATGATGGACAGAATCAGACCTCCCTTATGGGTGGCACTCTTATTGTCCCAGTCGGAAGGAGCTTGCTCCGAATAGTTACGACGAATAAGAATCGTCCGTTTGTGGCTTTGGTCGCCTCCTTTGAATATTACCGGATAATACTTCCCCGATTCTCCGTTTATCACAATCCTCTTATAATAGCGATAGCCGAAATTCGCAGTCTTGGCAGCCTCAATATCATTCTTCCACTTCAAAGAAACGGAATCGCCGAAAGTAACATTCCCCACAGCATCCCAAAGGATATTGCCGTTAGCGATCCGACCCGACCCGTCATTGTTCAGACGCCACTTCATGCCGTTATAAATGCTTCCGTCCGAACCCAGGTAAACGCTGTTTTTGTATATCTGGGCAGTATCGAATATCCAGCCTGCAATCCGGTTTGTACTTCCTATCTGCGCAACAATCGTTCCTGCCGAATTGGTCGCATAAAGACCGAAGTCCGTATTGCTGTTATAATACAATTGCACCCGGTGCCCGCTGGTACTGCTTGATGAAGCTCCGAATACAGCGATACGCTTATTCGCTTTATCCAATACGATCTGTCCGCCCGACAAGGTAGTACCGTTAATCGCCCAACCGCCGATGGTTCCTTTGGTGACGTTCAAAGTCAGTGCTTGAATGTTAGCGGCTGTAATCAACGTGGATTTCAGTTCCGTGGTGTTCAGCCGGGCTGTATTTATCGTTCCGGCAGAAATCTGATTGGCGTTCAACGTTCCGGTATAGATGCCGCTGCCATTGATAAAGGTATTACGCCGTCCGTTGACGGATACGCCTTGCGGCACGCCATTGACAACTAATGTGGATAACTCCGCATACGGGGCGGTTGCCTCCAGACCGTACAATGCAAACAAACCGTTATTCTTCCCGATACCCGGTATGCCGACGAAGGCAAAAGGATTCCGGGCATCCGTTATCAGACAGTCGCTGCCGCCGCAACGCTGGATAGCCGTATTCAACGTTGCATTGATGCGGATGGCATCATACGAGGTGAGGATGACAATCTTATCACTGCCCATCGCATTCAAAGCGGTTGCAAGTGTGTTGCAATTCGTGTCGCTTCCATATACGTCATAATTGGTAGTGGAATTAACAACCAGCGTGTCACGCGCAATTACAGTTAAACTCAATCCCCTTGAACCGGATTCACTGACAACCTTCCCGTTGAGTACGACCTTGCGGGTGGCAGGGTGGTTCAACCCGGTTCCCCTAACATATAGCTTCCCGCTATTGGCTGCATTGACGGCGGCATTCGTCCACAAGAGGGATACTGCCGACGAGAAAGTCACAATTCCGGCAGCGTCCCACACGATATTGCTTCCGGCAATGGCACCGGCTCCGGTCGCATCCAGCCTCCATTTCAATCCTCTTAGTCCCGTTGAGCCGATTGTAACGGAACCGGATGCCGAAGTATAACCACCCGAAGTATTATTCTTGGTTCCCCGGTAGATGGAATCCGCATCCAGACTCCAGCCGCCTATCTTTCCCCTGACCACATTCAGCGTAAGCGCTTCGATATTCCCGGCTGTTATCAACGAAGCCTTCAACGCATTCACATCGATCCTGGCAGCACTGATAGTCCCTGCCGTAATCTGTGAAGCGTTAATCCGGATGGCGTTCACCGTATTTGCCGACAACGTTCCGGTGAAAATACCCGTTGAACCGATATAGGTCGCACCCACCCAGTTCAGCGATACGGAAGAACCGAACTCCACCTTACCCGTCGATACATTATATTTTATGTATTCATTCCCGTTTCCTAACTGTACATTCCCCGCCGCATCCAGGGCAAAAGTTTTTTTACCGTCACTGAAACCATAAATACCGTTAACGGTTTCTTTTGAGATAACGCCCGAAGCGTTCCGCGTACTAAGCGAAAACCGGCCGATGGCTATTCCGGTAATAGTCCCGTTGCCGTTCTTGCTTCCGGCAAAGATTTTGGGAGTAATGACACTTTGCCCGTCAATCACAGTTTTGCCACTGTTCCAATCCGCTACCCAGTCCAGTAAACTCGCATCTACCCCTGGTGTACCCGGAGTACCGGATTTAACCTTGTACCAACCGAATGAAATAGTGAAAGTCTGGCTGTTTACCGTTACTGGAACTGATATCGTCCCGGTATCCGCCAAGGTCGTATTGCCGCTGCTTACCGTATAGGAAATGGTTTTTGTACTCTGATTGACGGTTATTGAAGCAAACCCTGCCGGTTTGGTAATAGCCCCGATGGTAAAGTTGGTGACCGGCGTCTCTCCGCAACGTACCGAAATAATCGAAGCAAACGCAAGCGAACCCAATACTTTTCCCGTATGGTCGCACGGAATCGCCGCCTTATCGACACTCTGATAAACGGAATACGTGTCGGTGGCCACACGTATGGTAATTTGTCCTCTTGCCAGCAACGCCATTACTTACTGATTTCTACGGTGAATGTGGCTGCTACCGATACTTCTGCACGAGTAACGGTGAGCGACCGGCCTGTCTTGACCCCCGCAGTACCCCACGCCGTATCCTGCACGCCCAGCTTGTTGAATTTCCGCCAGGTACACGTTGCACCGGTAAAAAAGGAATCAGGAAGCAAAACACCGTTCTGCCAGCAGTTCACGGTCAGAGTAGTGGAAGTAAGCCCCGAAGTCAGTGTAGTGCCTGCCGGGGCGGTAATTTCCACCTGGTAAGGATCGCTCATGTCCGCAAAGGAGATGACGTCACTCACAGTGGTGTTATAAGTGCCACTGGCAGCATCCGTGTCTTTAATGGTACACTTGAAACTTTCAAAGTTAAGCACAGCCGATTCAGGTATAGTTATCTCGTTGGTGGTATAGCCGGTGATTCCTCCGGCATTGGCGGCTGTGATTTCTGTCCAGGTCCCGCTGCCTAATTTGTACCACTTGTACGTGACATTCGTGTTATCGATAACTGAACCCCTCCACATATCGCAACGGGCTTTCAGACTGGCAGAAGCGCCATTCTTGAACACAGTACCGTTGGGAGCATAGGCGATAGCACAAATCAACTGCCCGGCGTTAATGGTTTTGGTATAGGTGATGGATGCCTTGGCTTTGGTTTCTGCTCCCGTATCCGGATCGACATAGATAACCTCGCATTCCACATGAAGCTGATTGACTGCCGTCATATTATTCTTGATGGTCAGGGCATAAGGGGAAGCCGCCGCCGCGGTGGCCCCGAAAGTGGAAAGGGTGGTCGAACCATTGATTTTCCATACGGGGACTCCTTTCAACCGGGCTACCTGATTGGTTCCGACTCCGGTAACATACACCTCCGGGGTAATTATCAGGAAAGGAGAAGCCGACCACGAGGGAACGTAACTGCTGTTTTCCTTGTTGAATATCTGGGTGGTCGCAACATTGCTCCCTAAATACAAATTGATGGACTTGCCATCATTCAAATCTACGATTGTAATTTGTCCTCTTGAAATAACTGCCATATTCTTATGTATTAATTGTAACTTCGCACGTAAAAGTGGCCCGTCGGTCAACATCCTCATCCGAAACCGCCAAATGACGCCCTATTCCCGCATGGAGTTCGTTCCACACCGTATCTCCGTCCGGATTGACCGACGTTCTCTTCCAATGGAATAGGTTATCGGGAATGGTTTCGGTTATTTCTTCCGAACCTTTATAGACATAGGCAGTCAGGACAGTGGCAATTTCCCCGTTGATAAAATGATTCCCGTTATCCGTCAGGATTTCTACGGTATAAGCGGCAGTTTGAGATAAAATATTCTCCTTGGTCTCTTCATCCATCTCACCCCAGCGGATAGTGATATCCTTCAATATAATATCCTTATCCGTCCAGCTAAACTTGCCCCCGGCGAAATGTCCCGTACCGTCCGGCAGAATGACGAAAGACCCGTCCCGGGAACAAATCGAACCGTCCTCATTCAGCCGCAATAAGGGATTCTGTATCGTGCCGCCGACGCCTCCTTTGCAGAACCAGGCGCCATAATCCTCCGTGTATGACAGCTTGCCATCCGTAGGCTGATACTGCGAAACCCGTTCGCCGCTTTCCATTTGTGGGGCAGTCAGCAGGACACCGGTAAACATGCTTTTCAGTCCGATAGTAAAGGTTGGACGTTCCGAAGCCTCAATAGTGAACGGCACCTTGTACCGCCGCCATTCTCCGGTAGCTTCGGTTTCAACCTCCTGGATAAAGTGTTCGTCCTGATAAAAAGAGATTGTCCCCCCGTTCGATTTTATCCAAACAGAAAAGTTGTATTTTTGTCCTGTATGTTCTCGTCGCCATTCAATGCCTTGTACAATAAGCTCCGTATCACCGTCCACCCGAACAATACGACCGATACCTGCCGGACTGTTTTCCTCAACGGTTATGCCCCCGGAAAAGCAGCAACCGACAGAATCCGGAATAACGTTCTTATGAATTTTTCCCACATAGAAAGTTGAGGCGAAACCCGATTCATCCCCGGCAGTCAGAGTCCCCGCAATGTTTACGTTCCGGGTAGCATAAAGACTTTGAAAGTAAGCACCGTAACCGTCCAGAATGCCGAATACCGGATCAATGATGCCATTAATCTTGCCGACACGGGCTTTTGTTGAATCGGAAAATGTGGCGATATCGGATAGCCGGACAATGTTTAAATCCGAAATATCACACCAGTCTTCACCCGACAGGACGGGAGCGATAGTAAGTCGTCGGGCATATTGGGGCGGATAGTCCACCGTTATCAAAGTCAGCTTGTACTCCCAATCCGTCGTGACAGTCACCGCGTCCGTACCGTCCGTTTCCTCACCATCTGAATACCCGAAAGTCAAAGGCACATCGGATAACGGGCGGGAGGCACGGATATGATAGGAAATAACCATCCGTTCGGGATAACTGACTCGACCGGTAATTGGGAACTCAAATACTTCTCCGGCACAGATACGCAGGTTCTTCTCCATCCGATAGAGCGAATGTTCCGTGGCCATCCCGTCGATGACATCCAGATAGGGCGAAGCCGCATCCGAAGCAGTCAGGTACAATGCACCGCCCCGCTCCGGGTTGAAAAGGTTGGTCACCCGCACGAAATCAAGCAACTCCCCGTTTTGAGGTGCGTCGCCTTCAACAAGTGCCCCGGTAAAATAATGCGATTCTTTATCACCGATCACATCCGTACCGCTTTCCAATACAATCATCAGGGAATAAATCAGGTTGTTCCCGTCCCGGTATTGCCTGCGCACCACATCACCCGTCTGTAACCCTTGGGTCTTATGCGAATCCGGTGCAATAATGATTTTATATGTAGGATAATTATATTTCGACATGCTTAACTGATTCTTTCCACCCGGTCACCACTACATGAATCACTGACCCAAAGGGAGCCGTTGGTCGCACTGTTTTTCTGCACTTCCAGCTCATAAATGCGCATCTTCTTGCGGATAGTCAGTTCGTCAAAAGTGGCAGAAATATTACCCGTTGTCTGATTCTTCAATATTCCCCAGCCATAACCGGCAAAGCCCGAAGAAAAACGCTCCGAACTGACACTGCCTGTGAAATAGGCATTTCCGAAATGCTTGATTCCGTCTGTTGTCGATAACAGGTAGTTTTCACTGGTAAAGAATAGGTGTTTATCCGTCAATCGGGTGAACGAGCCGTCGATACCAACTGATTTTTTAGCTTCTATCGCTTGGGAGAAAGTAATAAAGTCACAGTTCGTTTGGAGGTAAAGTGAACGTGAACCGCTATCGGGTAACCGGTAAACCGAAGTCGAGTCCCGAAAACCGAAGGCTGCATTGTCATTCAGGCTGCATAAGAAAAGTTGCCGGCTGTCACCGGAAAGGAATATGCCTTGTTTGCTTCCGAACCGCATTTTCTTATGAATGACAAGACCTTCGTCCGCATCATTTTCACGGTAAGTGGAAAGCAGATCCGCACCGTAATTATGGGCCACCCGTAAAGAATCTGGGAAATAAGCTGCTCCGTATTTGCTGATTAATATATTGTCCCCGTCTATATCAGTTAATCCCGAAAAAAGTCGTATCTGCTGTGTGTTTTCACTGCCCAGCAGCAAATGCCCGTAGTCACAGGCCAGCCGGACATCCGTTTCATTGACCCGGTACAATACGGGATGTGTACCGATTTTCACACCATATCCCACGCCAATGGATAGAAAGCCATTCAAACGGGCTTCCTCTTTGAAAAGCGTAATGATTTCCTTACCGTCAGTACCCAGCCTGACACCATACAAAGCCGACAATTCACCCGATAAGGTGACCGCACCCGCTACTTGCAGCTTTCCGGAAACAGTGGCATCCTGCATCGCCCAGTTGACAGTCGGAAGATTAGCGTTACCGGCATGAAACGCTTCCTTGCCTTTTATATAGATAGTTCCGGACGAGATAGCTACCCCCTTGGCTTTGTTTTCCCCGAACACCATTTCGCCCAGACAGGACAAACTGGAATGTCCGAATGAAATGACCAGGTTCTCAATAGTTACCACGCCGTCCCCGGCTGTATAACGGATAAACTGCTGCCCGCCGATAAATAAGTTGCTTCCTCCGATACGAATATCCCCATACACCTGCAACCCATATACGGGAGTTACCCCGTCATCGGCGATCTCTTCGTAAGTGCCCAACAGCCGGGTATTTCCGGCTCCCGCTTCAAAACCGTAATTCGCACGCAGCGAACCTCGCATGTCGCCACCCGTCTTTTTCAGGTAGTCCAGCAATATCCCGCCTCCGCTTTCACTACCTTCCCCGGCAACGGCGCCCGCTATGGCGGAAGCAAAATTATAAGCCGTGTTACGCAAACGGATGGAAGTGTCGTCGCCTTCTTCTATACCGTATGGATTCTCTTCACTTTTTTTATCCTGGGCATTAAAAAAGTTGTGATACAACTCCGAATAGATGGAGTAGCACAAACTGTCCGGATTCAGTTCTCCGATGTCAGGCAATAGGATGACACTCATTTCGTATAGGCAGTTTTAGAAAGGAATTTTTGAATTTTGGAAGCCAGGGAGGGAAAATTTGGAGAGTTCACGGCCGGCATAGTTCCCATTAAGGTCGGGGTCATGATTTTGCTGCATTCCGTAATAAATTCCAGCATCAATTGTGCCAATTCATTCCCAAGTACCAACGGTTCACTGGCATCTTCACCACCGATAGTCACTTTTTTATCCGCTACCACCACAGAAGTGCCGTTCACATGCTGTTCCAGCTTGTCCGCTGTCTGGTTAAACAGGGACTTATCAACTTTTTGGACAATACTTTCAGGCTTGACTGTGATTTCTGCTTGCTTGTCGTTCTTGTTCTTGACAAGGGTCTGAATGGCTTCGGCGGTATAGCGGGTGGAACTTTCGTTACCGGTTTTCTCCAACCGGTCATAATCGGGGGAATCGTTACTTTCCGCATCCAGTTCTTCGGTTTCCGTCACGCCAATCACGCTTTCCGTATGGGAGAGAATTTGTATAAAATCGGCATGGGAGAAATTTACGACATACGCGTATTTGGTAGCCGCGTCGGTAACGATGGTTACATCTGAAAACAAAGTGGGGATAATCAGGAATCCTCCGGAATTGTCCTGCAACCCCGACAACAACACCCCTTTGTGAATAATCGGCTCCGAACTGGCGGTCTCGTCGGGAAATTCTCCCACGTCGATAGTGCCCAGGTATTCATCCTCCTCATTGTTTATCTTCGCCACATAACCGTGAATCAGGCGGGCCGTTCCCACGCCTCCCGTACCGCAATGCGACATATCCACCCGGTCAATGCTACGCCCCAGAGCTATTTTCCGGATCGCTTCACGAATCATCCGCTGGCTGTTCTTCGTCTCCATACTTCTTCTTTTAGCAGAAGAATAGTCGGAGAACAGTATGCAGGTTTATTCCTTACCCGATTTCGATATAACTATTCCGGGAGAAAGACAGGTGTTCGTTTTGGAATACATATCCCAACTGGTTGGAGAGACATTGGGTCTTGCCGATAACTTTATCAATATTATGGTGGGAATGCCCGTATATCCAGTATCCGATAGGACTGTCGGCCATATAATCTCCCAATTCAACCGTAAAAGCTCCGTTCAAAGCGCTTCCTTTAAATTCTCCGGCCATCAGTTCAAAAGAGGGAACGTGATGTGTCGCCACAATGATATGTTTTGCCTTGCTACGCTTTACGTTATCTGCAAGGAAGTGGAAACACCGGACATGTTCTTCATTGAAACGCATCCACGACAACGGTTCCGAACCCGAACGAATTCTTTTAAAATCGTTTACGGCAGCCTCTGTCCGGAAAGCGTCCCGGATATCAATATGGCTCCATAAAGTTGTTGCTATCAAATCAATATCATCATCCAATGGAATCACGGTATTGTAATAATAGCTAATATTCCGACGTATCGGATAAGTCCATCCGTCATATACCTCGTCAATGTTAAACAGCTTATAGAATTCGTGATTGCCGGGAACAACAACTACCTGCCGGTAGTTTGCGGAAGCCCAATCCCAAAAAGGATGCTTCTCGTAATTGACATCACCGAGATAACCGATGTCTCCCGCCAACACAAGAATGTCCCCGCTAACTTCCAGCGGATTCAATTTAAGATAGCTGGAATTGGCGGAGAATTCCAAATGCAGGTCTGATGCGTATTGTAGTTTCATCCTTTATCAATAGTTCGGTACAGGGGTTCCAGACGTTCGGTAATCAAAGCCATGACAGCCTCAAAATCCTGAAATCCGCTTTGCTTGATTTGCTTCAAGAAATTGTTCCATTGCCGGTTACGGTTGGTGTCTTTGGCAAAATCGGCTGTAAACAGCGGATGATTGGGACGGTACAAAGTACCCCTGTTTTTAAAAGTCGCTTGAATAGCCTCCGTAAGCATGACATCATTTATCGCATAACGGCTCAATATCTTATAAACATCATAAAAATCCTTATAACGGCTGTTAAATTCCGCAAGGTCTATCATAGCCTGAAATTTTTCGGCAACAACGGATTCCAGCGAATAAGCTAAAATGTTGGCTTGAGGCAAACTCTCAAGAAAAGACGGGTAGTTCAATTCCCATGGGGCAGGAGTTACAACATCACCGAAGCCTATATCCATCTTCATCACCTGCTTGATTGTATCAAGCCTTGCCACAAACGAAACACGGATACCGGAATACTCCTTTTCTTCAGTGATTTCTACTGTCTCAATTGAATTTATATCAATATGCACGCCATCCTCCGCACAAGGAATTTGACAAATCTCACTAAACACATTTTTAATATGGGCAAGGTCATTTTTTACCCTCACTCCTAAAAAATCGACATCTTTTGTCGGACGAGGCAATTCCTTTTCAATGGCGTAAAGCAAAGCGCCTCCCTTCAGATAAAACTTTTCCCTGTAATCACTCTTCGACAAACGGAATAACAACCGCTCATACAAGTATCTCGTAACAAGTTGCTGGTAATCCAGATGTTGTTCCTTGGCGATATTTAATAATTTCGCCTTTACCGATTTTGATATATCTTTTATCATAGTCCCATCTCCATATAAGTTCTCAATATTTTTTCCACTCTCGTCTTCCTGGCATATTCCATAAGGAGAGGAAGATTACGGTCCTTTTGTTTAAGGTAATTTTTCAGTATCTCCGTCGTTACACTGCTCCCAATCTTATTCCTGTACTTAATGGCATCGCATACTGACTTTTCAATATTGTAGATTTTTACTTTATATCCGTCTATCTCTTGCTCCACAATACCTAATTCATGGTATTCCCGCTTCCAGTAATACAAATCTATCGGAGGAAAAACAGGCAAGGTAATTTTACGGCTTTTCTCAATGGCAATATTGAAGGAATGGGGTATCTGCACACTGAGTTCGTAATAGGACCATGCAGAATACAGGCACAACACGCCTCCCGGAACAACCTTTTCCACATCAATCATGGTATTATCAAATGACATTGTATCGTAGTGATATACACCCTGCTTTACACGGTCCACGACTCCTTCCTTCACAAGAGAAAGAAGATGGTTGTAGGTTCCTTTGTCCGGCAGTTGACTGCGTAGCAAATAACCGTTGTTCTGCTCAAACAGAGCTCTCAATTTATCATCCATTACTTTTGCTTTGGGACAAATATACTGCTTTTATTGAAATTAGCAGTATTTTTATCCCGACAAATACCATACAAGCTACTAATTTAGGTTCTTGAAACCTTATACGGTATCGTCACCTTCTGCCGATACCCCTGCACCCCGAAAGTCGTCGTCACCTCTTCTGTAATATAGACCCCATTCTTGGACGGGTTCCGGTCATCAGCCAATTCCACTTGCACCGCCGTATTCAACGCCAAATCACCGAACAGAGTAATACTTCCCGTAATCCCGTTCAGATTGTAATTTTTAAAATACTCGATGGTTTCTTCCACCAGCTTATCCGAATTAATCTTCATGTTGGGACTCATATAGGGCACAATCGTATAAGTGCTCAAATCCACCTTCGTTTTGGTCTGGGCGCCTTCTGCCGTAGTATTCCCTGTTACCTTATGTGTCTTCTTGCTGATCTGGGTCGCATTGACGGTCTGAAATTGCTTGCTGCCTGCTACCGTGGGATCGTAATCGGGATTCAACCGGACAGTCACCTCAAAGAACTTTTCATCCGAACCCAACGCCTTTCCCGTTACGGCCAAGAATTTCGGGTCGGTTTTCACCACCTTCAAACCGTCTTGCGCCACATGGTAATTGAAATAAATCCGGAAGGGCTTCGCTTCACTGTCCTTGGGAAAAACAGGCTGGCTCTTGGATGACGAATAAGGGCGTCCGATAGCGAGGGCAGGCATATTGTCCGGTGAATTTTCATCATACTTCAAAAAGCAGTACACCTTATACTTGCTCCATTCCGACAACACATCGGCCACCGTAAAATTATCCGTGATCTTCACCTTGCCGATTTGTATGTCGAACCGTTTGGTCTCCGAATGAATCACAAACCCCGTATCTTTCAGTAACCCGTACTTTTCACCCAGCACGTCATTCACACTGGTAGAGGCCGGAGTTTCTATTTTCGGGGCTTGCTTCAATTTCAGCTTATACGCCATGTTCTCGCAATGAATCTCAAACTTGGAAGCCGAGTTGTAAGAGGAAATATACCCCTCGAACATCGTTTTCAACAGTCCGTTATAACCGAGTTCGATTTTGACCCGTTGCCCCACCTTGAAGCTCACTTCATTCATCGCTTGTTGCGTACTGCGCTTCTCGATAACCACACCGTCCTGCATGATCTCCGTGGTGATCCGACCGGCATCCTTTCCTTCGATAGTGGCATTGCCGATAACCGTACTCTGGAATACAGTGCCCTTGGGAAAGACAATCTTTGCCGTACCGATCAGTTTTTTATAAGATTCGTTTATTTCTACTTCTTCCACCTCCGTCAGCACAATCGGAGACTGAATCACCATCGGATTACCGGGGTTGGCATCCCCGATAGTAATCCGGCACGATAAAACATCCAACATTCCTACAACCATAATTTAGATACTTTTAAAAGTGAAGCCGGATCGATAGCCTCGGCTCCAAGCCGGGCGTATTTTATCCACTTGTTAGAATGCTTGATAGCAACATCCACCTCTTCCTCGGCTGCTAACTTCAATTGCACACTTTCGGACGGTTCCACGGCAACGCACGAAAGCGTATAAGCCTGCACATTCCGGCAATCCGTAGCCAAAAGCGAATAACTCAATACAATCAGCTTGTCGATATGAAACTGCCGCAAAACCGTATTATCACAATCAAGCACCCCTTTGAATTGCATCAATTTCAGAAACTTCGAGACTTCCGCTTCGGGGTAAACATCAGCGTATTTACTGGTTATCTTCCCGTTGATAGAGATTTCCAAATCCCCACCCGAGACATATTCTTTCCTCGTATAATCCCGGCCTTGCACCTGTGTCATCACGATATTGTTCTTGCTGTTCACCTGCACCATCGGCTGCAAATCCACGAAAGTCACCAGTCCGTAATTACTGTTTTTTTCCACCTTTCCGCTCTTCGTATCGAAATAATTGCCCTCTTCTGAAATAGCCAGTTCCAGATAATCCTGTACCACACGACCCACTATCGAATCAGCATAGTTCTTTTTCCTGGCAACCGCCTGCTGCTCGCTGATGAGCTGGTAGTATTGCCCGGTCTTGTTGGCGATGCTGGTCTGCGACTTCGTTTGAAGATACTTGTCCCGCTCTTTCTGTTCCCAGTATTGCAGGAAACGGGGATAAGAGCGCAATGCCCCGTATGCCAACTGCGAAGCTGTCTGTATAACGGCACGTTTCAGTATCTCCTTATCCTTTGAGAAATAGTGTACCGCACCATCCTGGAATTCGGCAAGGCCCATTCCTAAACCACGCCGGGCAGCGTCGCTGATGTAACTGCCCAACGAACCGTTGCCGATGATTCCCCCGCTAAGGAGAACCGATTTGCCTATATTTAATAATCTGCTCATATTCTTTTACTGATTAACCGTTCCAACTTGCATCGAAATCATGCACCACATCAATCAACAACTGGCTCAGTTGTTCTTTCAGGTTTTGTACCTCTTCCTGTTGCCCGTCTTTGTTCTTTAACAGGTTGATGGCTTCCACGCTCAACAAATTCGTAATATTCACAATCACCTGTTTCGGGGCTGCAGAAGACAGTTTGCCGGTGCCTGAATAATTTCCACCGGCCATACCATCGTCGGCACCGGAACGATAACTGAAATCATTGGCGTTAAAGGGTTGCGTATCCGCTTCATCCGGCTCATTGGAGGTAAGGGAAGAGGTAAAGCCCGCTTTCCGCATGATGTTCTCAGCGATTTCTGCCGAACCGCCCCAGGTTCGACGTAAAGAAGAGGTAAAATTGACCACGGCGTTATGCACTTCCTGGTACCCGGCAAGGGCATCCTCCCGTTCCTTATCCGTAGCATTTTTCTCCAAAGCCTTTTGTACCCAGTTGTCGTCTTTATCCTGATAAAATCCATTTTTGGCTAAAAGGTCAAAATCGAATCCATTAGCGCGCAAGGTCGCCTGTGCGGAGGCAGGTGAGGACATGATTCTCCGGTATTCGGCGGCTACCCTTGAAATCTCGGGAACCACCTCCGTATTCATATACAAGGCGTAATCATATAACTTATAAGCGTCCGCTTCTTTCAGTTCCCCGACACCTTTCTTGTATATAATCTTACCGTTCCGGTCTTTCGTCCAGAGTGTATCATCCAGATTCTTTTCATTCTGTCCGAATTTGCTCCGGATATTCTGAATAAATGCCCCGATTTCAACATCGGTACGTGCTTTGCCCAAGGCCGCATAAGCGGAATTGATACGTCCCTGGCTGTCTTTCATCGCAAGGGTACGGATCGCATTGCGGGTATCGTCCTGGCGGGCATCCGAAAAATTATAATAATCCGTAGACTGCATCCCGCCATACCGTCCCGAATTGGCAGCACCGAAAGAAGAAAGAAAAGCCGTCCACCAGTTGCCGGTAAAGGCCCCGATTTTCTGACCGGAACCTTCCTCAATGGTTTTTCCCGCCGTCAGTTCTTCCACGGCCTTTTTGGCATTCATAGCCTGCTTGTAAGTCTCAGTCAAAGACGTGTTCAGGGCATCTATGGATGGATAACGGTATTTCCGGTTCGCCGTTATTTCCTCCAATACGGCATCCTTTGCTTGCTTAATTTTCCAGGTCTTGTAGGCCACCCATCCCAAAGCACCAATTAATCCGGCTATTCCGGCAGTGGCGGCAACAGCGCTACTGCCGAGTGCCCCGATTGAAGCTCCGGCGCCAATCAAACCGTTGCCGGTAGCAACCTGCGTGGAGAACAAGCCCAAAGCACCACGCGACACCATGCCGCCCATGCCGGTGGATAGCAATGCCTGCCGCATAGCTCCTTTGCCTGAAATCCCGGCAGCACTCAATGCCGAAACAATGGCACGCTTGCCGGCAAATGACATACCTTTGCCACCGCCGACCAAACCACCTACCATCTGAATGACGGAACCCGCTGCCGACTGCTTGCCGATAAATCCTAAAGCAATCCCGATATTGGTGAGTGCTCCGGCCAGCTTAAACAACTTCGTGGCTACAAACCCTGAAAAAAGCAAGGGTTCAATCCAGTGGAAATTACGGGTCATCCAGGTCGCCACATTCCCTAAAAGAGAAAGGATGTTCAAGATGGACTGGCCGATAGAGGTCAATCCCCTGGCAAATTCGGGAGCGTTGAACTTGCTCAGGAAATCCCACAACATGGATTTGATGACCGGTTCCAGCACTTCATACCCCTGCATAAAACTTTCTGTGAGCTGGGAGGTGACCTGTGCCCACAATCCCTTAGTGTTGTCCTGTTTCACTTTTGCCAGTTCACCGGAAATGCCATGTGAACCCCGGTTCTGCACGGTAAGGGTGCGCAACTGGTCATAATTGCGCACAAACATCATGGCGGCATTACCGCCGATCTTGCCAAAAATGGCCTGCATGTCACCGACGGTTGCCCCCTTCTTGTTCAGGTCTTCAAAGATTTCCGCCAAAGGACGCAGTTTCTCTACCTGCTTTCCGTAAATGTCCCGGTATTCGGTGAATTTCACCCCCAGACGGTCCAATACTTTTTGCGACTCCCGGGTAGGTTTGGCAAAACGGGTTGCCATGGCACGGAGCGAAGTTCCCGCCATTGTCCCTTTGACACCCATATTTCCCAAAATACCGATGGCAGCGGCACTCTCACTGAACTCGATACCGGCCATCCTCATGTAACCGGCTGCCATCTTGTAGCTCTCCGCCATTTCAATGACATTCACATTCGACCGGGAAATCGTGGAAGCAAGAATATCGGCAACGGAACCCATACTGGTATTCTTGATGTCGTAACCCGTCTGAATATTGGTGGCCAGATCCGCAATCTGAGATACGTCGTTATCTCCGATAAGCGCCAGGTTCACTATCGGACGGATGGATTCATTAATCGTATCGATGCCCATACCCGCCATACTGAGGTATTTCACGGCTCCGGCAACCTCGACTGCCGTAAACTTCGTTTCCACACCGATTTTACGGACATACAAAGCCATCTTTGTAAACCGGTTTTCAAAGGTTGTCAGGTCGTTATCCGCTACCCGAAGAATACTCTGGGCAGAGGTCATAATGTTACTGTACTCCACAGCTTTGGTCAGTTCGGATTTTAGGAACCCGTACATCGCATAACCGTTGAGCATATACATCATCGGCAAATTGCGGATGGATGGAGTACGCACATATTGCAGACGGTTGATAGCCGCCCGCTGCTTGTTGGTCTGTCCGGTTGCAAGGGCACGGCGTTGACGCTGCACGGCGGCAACCGCACGGGCGGCATCCTGTTGTTCCAAGCGTGTTTTCTCCCGAAGCGCACGTTCCGCATCCGCTTTGGCCTTACGCTGTCTGACTTCTTCCGCCCTCACTTCCCGTTGCCGGTCCCATTCCTTGCCTCTGGCATCGATAAGGGCACGCTGGGTTGTAAGCCGGGCGGCTTCGTCCGCACGTTTACGTTCCGCTTTCTCTTTGGCCAGGGCACGGTTGGTAATCAGCTTTTCCTGTAACTTCTCCGAAGCCTTTTGAGATAACACAAAGGGGCGCTCTGGGGTATATAGCAACGGTGGATGGAAAGAAGTACCGGTTGCTTTGATTGCAGAAGAAGCAGTTCCTTTGCCGGGCGAGCCCATTTGTACGCCCATCGTCATTTTACAGGCTCCTTTTAACTGGCGCAGCATACCCAGCAACTCTTGCAGACGTTGTTTGGCTACGTCTGTTTTGATATTTACCTCACGACCCTTTTCCAAAGTCACCAAAGCGGCATTCACTTTCCCGACCGCTTTGGTGATCCGCTTCTGCGTTTCCATCATTGTCTTGACCGCCGAAGCCGCATTCTTTTCAATTTCCGCTTTCCGGTTTTCAGACAGCTTCTTATCCAAAAGGGTTTTGGCGTTTGACTTTATCTTCTTACTGTCTAACGGGGCTTGTCCGGCATTAATAACCAGATGGATTCCTTTGGAAAGTTCCCCGATTTCGGTAAGCAGAGTCTTCACACGTCCCAGCTTCTCTTCCGTTCCGGACGTGTTAATATCCATTTTATAGGTATAATCCCGCTTCTTTCCGCTTTTCGTCCGGAAAATCTTGTCAACATCATTCATCATCTTCTGAATGTTGTTGACGGCAGGCGTCAAATCATTTTTCGCCAGAATCAGGCTTTTTATCGAATCCGCAAACGCCTGTACCTTCCGGGTTCCTTCGGTCGCCTCGACATTGATGGTATAGTTTACCTGATAATTCTGCTCTTGGGCCATACTTCTGTTTTTGGGGTAGAATAGCCCATAACGGACGATTACGATTAAAAAAAATCCCCCGCCGGCTAAAAAAGCCAACGGGGGTGCAAGCAAGAAATCAATTAAGAGACAGGTGTAGTAAGAGCGTTTGTCATACGGCTTACGGTCATCTGCTGATGGAGCCATAAAGCCTCCTCGGAAAGCATCGCAAACTCTTCATCCGAGATGATATCTAAGTTCACGCCGGGAAAGTAATGGCGGATATATATCGCCCGCTGGCGTATCCGCTGCTCATCCTTTACTTCCCAGCTTTGGATAAATTTACCAGCGTGGATTGGCGGGTAGTGATGATTTCCGATAACTGCCCCATCAAACCGAACAAGAACAACGATTCATTATCCACCAGCTCCTTGTCCCCATCGAGGAAGCAATCTCTGGCAAGGCTGCGCATGGCAGTTACTTCGTCCTTCTTCGAGGCGGCCATGAATTTGGAAAACTGGGGGAATGTCGGTTCGGCCAGATAAGCTACATAGACCTCTTTCTCTTCACATTCCGGATCACCCCAGACAACCATCGGATATACCTTTCGGAGTTTCTTCTCGGCTTTAATCTCTAAAGCCTTCTTTCTGATTTGCTCTTCCTGAGCAAGCGTAAGTGTTTTTTCTTCCATCTTTTTTAAATTAATGTTCATCCGCAGAATACCGCCATTCAGTGAAAAAGGTTTAGAGCAAGAGAAATTTCCCGGAAATACCACAATTCTTCAAAACCTCACTGTTCCTTTCATCAAACGAGATCAGACAGGACGGCGCTCCGGCGGTCCCGCCACGCTCACCGCTTATATGGTGAAAAGACAACCTTCCTTTGATAAACAAAATCGAATGTGCCTTTTTAAAAATCAGTTCCTGAAACAGCTTCGTTTCCGTCCGGGCAAAAGTCAGCGCTATCACATTTCCATGCTCCACGCAACGCTCTATAAACTGTACAATCAATGCCGTATCATAGGGCGGATTGCAAAATACCCTCCCGAACCAAGGTTGCCTCAACCCGTCATCCTCAATCGTATAGTGACGGGCAGCCGTCGCCCACGGCCGGTTCACCGGTGAATAAGGGTCCAAATCAAACTTCCCCAGTTTAGCCAATAATTCAGGCGGTGTCAGCCATTCATTCTTCCCCTTAGTAGAATTTCCTTCAAATGTTACATCCATCTATCCGTTTCCGTTTATTCTTCGGTCCAGAATAGAGGAATAACTGTTACATAGTTTAATGACACACGGGGATAATAAAAAAGAGATAAAAGAACCGGACAGCTCCATTATCTCTTTTATCCCTTCACTTTGGTGAAATTGTCTATTCGACTAAATTCTTCAATTTTTTTTCAATCTCCTCCCGGCTCACCGCCCCAACAACCTTATCTACCACCTTTCCATTCCGCATAAACAATATCGTCGGCACACTTCGTATCTTAAACTGTACCGCCAAATCATTATTCTCCTCCACATCACACTTACCAATAATCACTCGCCCGTCATATTCCCGGGCAAATTCTTCCATCATGGGAGCAAGAGCCTTGCAAGGACCACACCACTCAGCCCAAAAGTCAATGACCAAGGGCAATTCCGAACCGATTAGCTTCGGAAAATTTTCTTCAGTAATTTCTACCATATATATGAATGTATAATTTGCTATTTCTCAAAAGACTGCAAAAGTAGCCTTTTTACCCCAATCACAAAAGAAGCGTTACCTCAAAAGTAACGCTTCCCTAAATTTAGCCTCAAATGGTATCCCCGTCCCCGATAACAATATCGAACGGATTCAAATCGAACTCCTTAGTGATATTCGTGTCGTCCTGTTGCGACTCCAATCCGTCCTCACTAAAAATACACCCTTTCAGCGTGACCGTCGTTGTACTCCAGTCATCACTTGCCATCGGATTGGCAAAACTCACAATCAAATCGAATTCCCCAATGTCCATCAAAGAACCATAAGTGCTTCGCAACATCTGCTGGGTAGCATAGTCCATTGTGATTGATGCCGAGTAACTTATGTTTCCGAATCCGCGCGACACCGGCTTACCGCCCATGCCGTAATTGCTTTCGATTTTACGTTTCTTGTTCCACTTGATACCCGAAACACCCTCCAAGGTAGTGCTTCCTTCCTCGATACCGAGAGCAGTCGAAGCCAAAGTAATCATACTCCAACTGTATGCAACATTATTTATAATAGCCATATATACTGTTATTTAGCGGTTAATGATAAGCCTTCCTCAACATAAATCTTCACAGCGACCCCGACGGGTACAATCACATAGGATATCCGCAAAGTGTCGTCTACCAGCACGTTTTGGTTAGCGTCGATATTCACGGCATAGCCGCTGATTTCCTGCGCAGCCTGCATCTTCGCCAGGATGTCACCGATTAAAGTCTTGAAAGAGGAAATCTTGGAAGGGGCCAGAAAACCCGTAGCTGGATTCACCATAAGCGGACTGTTCACGTATGGCAGCAAAGCGGCACGCACAGCCCTCCGGCTTTTATTAATCGTCCGGTTACGGGCAATCGTCCGGTAGTCACCGATAGAACAAGTCTGGTCTTTACTGATATAGATGCCGTTTTCCCGGCCCGCATATTTAATAGGGAATATGTATCCTTTTTCGTCCAGATCGTCCAGCAATACCGGAGACAAGGATTCATACATATTCAGGCTGGTAAACTCATCATCCGCAGTCAGGTTAATATCCCCGAACCCTAATTCGATGTTTTGAAAGTCGTCGTCGAACAGGTTGAATGTGCGTACCCAGGCTACCGATTCATGTACATTGGCACGGGCAATAGCCCCCATCACAGCCCCTAAAAAGCCCACCGGAGTATGATTGACATTCCGTTTTTGCATGGTCGATACCAAAGCTGAACGTGCCTGTCCGAAAATCACACTGGTACGGCTCGCCTCGCAGATTGCACTCGGAATCTTGTTCAGGTCAATCTGCTTGCCTTCACTGGTATTTGCTCCCGTGTTGGACGGGTTGGCACACAACACGACAGAAAGAGGCTGGTGCAGGTCGGCCATAGCCACCGCTTTGTCATTCAAACCTTTTACAAGGTTCAGATTGTATTTCTCCTCCGCACCGTTCAGCTTCCAAATCGGCTGCTCCGTCCATACACCCAACTGGTTAATCAAACCGCCGGCCACACGTTGCATGACGTCGATAGCATCCCACGAGGCGGAACAGTCGGCGAACATCACGTACAGTTTTCCGTTTCCGTCCACATTACCTGACATCCGGAAAAATTCACGGATGTGATAAGCGGGAATACCATGGAAAAAATTCACATTGTTCTCGTCATCTTCAGTGGTTTCCACCCGTTCGACAATACCAAAATCCTGCACGGCAGATTTGAAATTGGTGATATAGAGCACATCGTTGAGCTTCAATTTTCCCTCATTGTTTTTCCCGTACCCTTCCGTAAAAAGTGTCGGTTGCAGGGAGACATCGAAAAGGAGTCCGGTCACCTTTTCTTGACCGGAAGTACCGCTATAAGGAATATTCCCGTCGGTATCCTTTATAATTACATTACCTATCGCCATGATTTACTGTTTTTTAGATTTGTAGAAAGGATTGGCGTACAACACCGCATCTCCCCGGATACCATCCGGAGTGTCCGGGGTAAAGGCTCCTCCGTGTCGGTCCACATACAGTGCTTCGTGAGCCGGGAATGATTGAAGTACGCCAAGAACGAAGCTATCCGGTTCCGGCTCACCTGGTTTCTCCGCCCTTTTTTCAGGGGGTGAAACTGTTTCCGGTTTCGGTTCGGACGGCTGAGTTGATGCAGGAGTATCTGTTTGTTGAAAGGTTTCAGCCCCCTCCGGGAGCTGTGATTCTATGGGATTTTTTTGCTTTGCCATAAGATTGAATTTGTTTCAGAAAAGGGAGGGGAGAAAGGCTCCGCCTCCCTTGTGATTAAAGTTTGAATGAATGTTTAGACCGTTTTCTTATAGGCGGTATGAACCACGATTTCGCCGGGACGAACCAGGTTGACGTCCATCTTCATTCTCATCTGGAAGAAGAAAAGCTCCGAGTTGCTTTGCAGGCGGTCTATTTTCAACACTTCCGTATCGTTGGCGTAATCCACACCCATCCAGAGATTTGATTCCATACCGGTAGAGAACTCGCCCAGAACAATCGTGTGTTCGGGAATGCCTACAATCGGTATGATCTTTTTCCCTTTGAACCTGTACCGGTTTACTTCGGTGTTTTCACTGTACTTCACTTGCTTGTCACTGATGTACTGGTCATAAGCATCCCAAGCATCCCAGCCGATGACGAAAGACAGGCTGGTCTTCTTACGAATCTGCTTCGGGCACTTCTTCCACATGGCATAAAGAGCCTTTTCCACTGCCGCACCGTCAGAGAGTTCCGTATTACCCGAAATAATACACTGGCCTCCGGCTACGGTTTCGGGGTCGGTAGCATTGACGTTATCGATGATTCTTTTGACAACCCCGTCGAAGTATTTCTCTTTTCCACGTCCGATTTGGATGGAATCTGCCGGAGCCGTAATACCCGCAGTGGCAGCGCCTCCCTTGGCACTCGTCCAGATGGCGTTTCCGATATACTCGTTCTTCTTGTCCATCAGCAAACGAAGCATCGTTGCCTGGATTTTGGGATCTAATTCCCGGAATACCAGATTGCCGTCCGGCTGGGCAAACCGCCAGTATTTTTCATAATCCCTCGGATTGAACTCCAAGTAAACCATGAAATCGGCAGGTTCCAGGTAGCGCTCCGTAAAAGTGTATTCGTTCTCGCCGTTCTCACCCTTTTTGCCGTGATTGCTCGTAGGAGTAGGTACATTATCCTGGATGATGTCACCCAGTTTGATGGCAGGCAGCGTGTACTTATGCTGGATGCCCGACTTGATATGGATAAGACCCTCTTTGTAAGTGTCATTACCCTGGGCGGTGTAGGAGATTAAATCCTCTAAAACCTCGCCGCTATACCCGTTCTGTAAAAAAGTTGTTGTATCAGCCATTGTTATGGTAGTTTTTTGATTATTCTTTGATTTTCAGCTTAATCTGCACTACCGTATGCGCCAATACGTGTGTTGTGTCTGCCATCGGGCAACACGTCAATTCTTAAAAAGCAAAGGCTACCGGATCTTCTTGAACTCAAAGTTTTCACCGACGACCTGGGTAACCTTTTCGGCTATCTTTTCCTCAGCCGTCTTGAGGGCGTCCGTAGCAGCCTGGATGTTTGCCGGGTCCTTGGCTATCTCTTTGGATATTTGCTCCCGGTCCGGAATGGAGCCCAGCGTCTTTTCAACCAGTTCCGGGTTATCACCGGCCATAGCCAGCCAGCCTTCCTTGGACTCACGGGTTATCTTGCCGGCCACGATAGCCGCCTCGATCATCGCTTCGTTTTTCGCCTGCTTCTCTTTGGCTTCTTTTTCCTGATAAGCCGTCAGGGAAGAGGTGGCGGCGGATAAGTCCTTTCGTAAATTCGTAATAGTGGCATCCTTTCCGGCAATGACCGTCTGGGCATCGGTAAGGGATTTTTCCGTTTCTTTCAGCCTGGCCTCCACGGATACCAGAACATTGAGGCGGGCCATCACATCCTTTACCTCATAATTGTCTTGCAAGCCAAGTGTCGCTGCAACAGCGGCATACTCGGGTGAATTTGTCTTTTCTGTACTCATGTGTATATTGATTTGGGGTAGATTAGGGATTTCGGGATGAAAAAGTTTATTCACTTCCTCCGCCGGAAGAGAAGCATTGATTTCAGCCATCAGTGTCTGGATGCGGGTAATGTCCTCCACACCCGACAACTCATTTCGCACCCGTTCACAGAGTTGCTTGGACGTATGCAACACGCAGTCCGCCGGAATAATACCGGCACGCACAGCTCCCGCCGCATCGAAGAAAGTCCCGTCCCTATCCGCCGCCCCATCCATGATGGCCCGGACAAGTTCTGCCTTCAAACCGAATCGCTTCCGGTAAACCGTTTCGATTTGCTTGGTGAATGCTCTCACCAGGTCGGAAACCTCTTTTTCATCGCCGTCGGCAGGCTGGAAGGGATTGTGTATCATCAAGATGGAATAGTCACGCATCAAAGACCGGTCTCCGGCAGCCCAGATGATAGAACCCATAGAGGCTGCCATACCCTCGATAATACATTCCGTCGGAACCTTGGAGTTCTGAATGGTGGAATAAGTCCCCATGCCATACAACACCGAACCTCCTTCCGAATTGATAAGTACCCGGATAAGGGCCGGACGCACCACATTCTCCAAATAATCAAATTCATTGTTGAACTGGGTGGTGGATTCCTCCGTCACCTTACCGAAAAAACGGATGGTTGCCACACCTCCGTTAGCCGCCTCTCCGACTATGTTTTTAAATTTTTCCGTATCCATAAATTCCTTTTGCGGCAGAATAGCCTTTTCAAACCGGAAAAGTTTTTAGGAGTTTCGACCCGCTGAAAGGACGGCGACTGGAAAAGCCTCAAATGATGGTAATTTATAAAATTCGAATACTGGGAAGGAATAGCTTTATATTTTTGCTGTACACCTTTCAAAGTGTTGCTGGGAAATCCCTGTATTCCCCATAAACAAAAAGGGAATATAGGGAGTCAATCATAGTTCCCACTAAAGTGGAAACTATGATTAAAGAGAAGAAAGGAAGGGGGTATAAAAGTATTTAATCTTCACTTCGTTCAGATTAATACTTTTATACCATGAACAGACAAATATCCCTGAAGGTCTATTTGTCTGTATCATTTTTAGGATTTCCTTATAAGGAGTAATAGATAATAGAGTATAGTTATTATATATATATTATACTGGTAGTTGCCGAAATTAATGTAATTCAGATATAAGGTTGTTTATCAGCAAATTAAAAACAAAAAAAGGAGATGTACACATACACCTCCTTTTCACTTGCCGTTCATCGGTCCTCATCCCGGCAAATCCGGATTCACATACAAGAAATACCTTTTCCCGTCCTCCATATACTTGTAAACCTTATACCCTTTCATACGGGCATACTTCCCGACATTCACCCGGTTAACGTGCTTGAAAGAATGCCTGGCCATGTGAGCTGACATTTCTTCATAGGTCATCGTGCGCTTTAATTCCATACAATTGATTTTAATAGATGTAAACCGGTGTAAGATTAGCGCAACCGGGTGCAATTAGTTTAATCATCGGGGACGAAAACACCCCAATGACTGAAAATTGTTTCAATCACCGGCAAATTATCTTCTTCCAGCCATTCTTTCGCCACATTATAAGCCACACTTTTACTGAAACTATAATTTTCAAGTCTGAGAGAATGATGTGATAACCGGCCTTCAGTAGGTTTCAGCCCTTTATCATGAAGCTCACACAATCCGTCATGGTGAAAAACACACCAACCTTCATTCGTTGTAACCGCTTGAACCATCACAATAGGATAATTCAAACGTCCTAAAAACATCCCCACACACCAGTAAGTTACCGCCAGCTTATCCTGATGACCGGCTTCTATCAGACGGAGAATATCATCGGGAGTTCCCAGGCACGGAGTACGGCACTGGTTACGGCAGGCCCGGCATTTGCAGGAACTCGGTTTACGTCCCGTCCTACGGATAATCTTCTGTAATATGCTTTCTCCCATAACTATAATTCTTCCGAGTGCTTCGAACGCCACAATTCAAGAATATATTCACGGCCTGCCGGGGTCCATCGCTTGACACTCCCCGTGGGATAAACCTTGCCGTTCTTCTTCTCCCACATGTACGGCACGTCACATTGCAAAGCCTGGTAAGGTGTGAAAACCACCCATTGCCTTTTCTCGAATTTCACGATATCGTTTTCTGCCAGGAAACGATGCAGTTGGACGGTAGTAATTTGCAATTCTTCGGCAATTCGACCGCTCTTAAAACAATCCCGGTCTTCTACATACTCCTTGTAAAATGCCACTTTCGGCTCGTCTTCACGAATTTTCTTGGCTTGATGGGCGGCAAGCATCAAGGCTTCTTCAAAATTTTGGGGAACCGGATAATTGCTTACGGCCTCGCTAAAACTCGAACAATGTTCCCGATGGTTCGGCATGGCCGCATAACCCTTCGTAACCAATTCCTGAATGCGGTTGTTGCACCATACCGAAAAATCAGGGGACAGCCAGCGGGCAAACTCCATGGCCAGGGATTCTTCAATCCAGGTAGCTCCGGTATTGCCACGGGTAGTCATTATCTGACCTTCCAGAGAAAGGGATTCACCGCGTTGCACCAGTGATTCACGGAATTCCTGGGTCGCTGCAAGACGCAGCCACTCGGCAGGCAGCTTACCGAAACTGCGGGCCATCTGCGTGGCATTGATCATCGTCTTGCCACCGTTCGTTTTAAAGGTAATCGGAAACCGGTCCTGATAATTAAAGATGACCGGTTCTTTTGCAGGAGTGATGGTGGAAGCAACAACAGGCACGTTCGGCTCCATGCCCACGGGCAACCCGTTTATCCATTCCTGCATACGGTCACATACTTTTGCGACCATGCCGTTCTCCGGGCGGATAGCCCGAAGCAGATTATGCACGTCATAAGGTTTCACGCCCCAGCGGTTACGCCCGCCTTCTTTAAAAGGAACACGGCGGGAGGTCTTGCAAATACGCATGGCCTGGCCGTTATCCATCATACAGACGCGGTCCAGCACCTTCAACAAGTCATTCAGGCAAAGCCAAACGACCGTTTCATCCTTTTGAAGTATCGCACGAACGGGAGACTTCTCAAAATCAAGACTTTTTAGAATATTATTTGTTCTCATGTTCATTATCATCAATTTGGTTATTCTTACGTTTCTGGTCATTCAATCTCTTGCGTCGGGCCATCTCACGGACGGAATGGTAGCGCCTTTCGACATGACACATCTTATCATAATCCTGTAACTTCAAAGTATCCAGGTCAGTAATCTCAATCTCTATGTCAGGATGTATATGCCTGAAATAAAAACTGCCTGCCGATATGTATCGGCCCGTACAAGCAAAGGAAATTGCCTGGGCGTTTCCCCCTGAAATCTCGGAGGCACTTCGGATGGAGCGGGTTATCCCTACTAAAATGTAAGCGCCGTTAAATATCAAAACGGGCTTGGGCTGATGGAAAGGACTTCTTTTCATGTATCAATTAATTTTAATAATTCTTCCTTCGTTAATCTGTTTCTGATTGTCTGCACAATACGAGTGTCCGAAAGAGTAACACCATCCAGAAGTAGTTCCGACATCCTTTCCATCATATAAACCCCGAAACCCGGATCTACATAAGCGACAAAAAGCAAAGCCAGCGACTCATCAATTAATACGTGTCCGGTTGCCTCATCCGTGGCCATCAGCTCAAAGTCCGGGACTTCATAAACAGCTTTTACACTCTCGAACCAAAAAGCAAACTTACGGGTAAAATCTATCACTGAATGTTTATTACCATCTCCTTTTTCAGTGAGATAAGTTGTTGCATCAAAATAGTTTATCCCATTTTCGGATGTTCCAAAAAGCAATTCCGGGAACTCCATATACTTAACCGCAAATGGAGTCTTTGTTCTAACTTTCATTCATAATAACAATTACATTTAAAAATTCTACAGTGCAAATATATAGAAAAACACGTAATAAAAATAAGTTTTTATATACTTAAATATCTATCATACAATTAGTTACAAGTATGTATAGGCGTTGTTTTATATTGTTTTAATGTACATACAAAACATATTGTAGTCTCCCGTAACACGACTAAATTCATATACATGGAGTGATTGGGTGATTTGTGCTATGAACATTTTTTTTCGGAAAAGGCTATTCTGTTGGAAATAGAAATAAATGCAGGTAGATACATCCGATAATTCATTCAATGGGGAATTGCTGGAAAGCATTTTCCGTACATCCAAGAAAACAATCATCGAATACGTCCGGGAAATCGAACGTAACAACCGGTACAAATCCGTTCGTCAGGATATAACCCTGGGCACGATCCTCGATGACCGTTCTCGGCTAATCGACTTGTACGAAGCCTGCCTGGAACAGGACGCACACATACGTTCAGTTATTGAGACCCTGGAAAGTCAAATCATAGGCGACCGATATATGTTAGCCAGGATTAACGAAAAGGGAAAGTACATTAAAGACGTACAATACACTCAAAAAATACAGGGAACACAATTCGATAAAATCATCAAAGGAATTGTAGAATCAAAACTTTTCGGCTATACCCTTATCGAATTGATGCCCCACATAAACCCGAAAACCGGTAAACTGGCGAACGTCAATCTCATCGAACGGCGAAATGTCTTGCCCGACCAGCATACCGTCGTAAAACGACAAGGCATCTGGCTACCTAACTGGAACATTGCAGCCCCGGCTTACAGCCCGAACTACATTCTGATAAACTCCGGTACAATCGGCCTGTTTTCTGCTACCACACCGTTGATTCTCGCTAAAAAGTTCACCGTCGCAAACTATGTCAATTTTGGCGCAACCTATGGCCAGCCTATCATCCACGGAAAAACCATCAGTGAGTCCAACTCGGACAGGAAACGTCTGGCAAACGATATCGCCAACGCAGCACAGAATAAAGTTGTTATCACCGGGATTGACGATGAAATAGACATCAAAACCTTTACAATGTCGAACAGCGAGAAAATCTATACTTCGCTTATCGAATTTGTCAACAAGGAAGTGGCCAACCTCATCCTCGGAAGTGAAAGTATGGCGGGAGGTATGCAGAGCTATGTCGGAAGCACCAAAGCTCACCAGGATATTTTCAGGGACAGGATCGAAGTCTATCGCAGGTACATCGAAAATGTGATGAATGAAGAAATCATTCCCCGCTTGGTGACAATGGGATATATTCCGTCAGGATTAGAGTTCAAATACTCCAACCGGATAGAAATGAACAACGAGGATAGAATCAAACTCTACCAGTTGATCACCGACAAATACGAAGTAAGCGCCGATGAGATTGAAAAAGAATTTGGGATCAATGTGGGAAAACAACTCAATGTCCATTTCCGGAATATAGGAAACAGCTCCCACATTCCTTCCGGTTCTTCTCATGACAGAGGCATCATGTCCGATGAGGAGTACTTCCGCAGGTATGGCCGTTCCCGTAGCAGTAAAATTACAAACTTCCTCAAACAGTAATCACATGACGGAAAGAATAGAAATAAAACAGCAGGATAAAAGCCGGGAAGAATACCTGCTTATTCTGGACGCCTTCCGGCGAATGGTATATAACTACGAGAATAGCGCAGAACGCTGGGAGGTTTTCGATGACATCGTTACTCTCCGGGCATCTTTCCTGATTGACCGGGCGCTATCCGGGTTACGCATTGATTTCGACCGGGCACTGGAAATCCTTCAAAACGGCAACAACCATCTCACCGCAAGGGAGGAAACCGAACGGGATACATTGTTGGCCGCCATAGATAACCTGATTGACTTTGCCGCTGCCGAAGAAACGGTTTTAATGACTGAATTGCCCGATGAACTGGATTTGGAAGATATGGAAATATACGAGGATACCTGCCGGAAATATAACGAGACCTATGCACAAACTGAAAACGAACAGGTGCATCACGCAGCCGCCATTGCCGCATGGTGGATAGGAACCTCTGCTGAAACTGTCATCACCTTCAACACCCAGGGGGATGAGCGGGTAAGACCCTGGCATCTCTCATTCGACGGGTTTGCTTATCCCAAAAGCGAATTTCCGCCCGAACTGATTCCTCCGATAGAATGGGGCTGCCGCTGTTTCCTGACAGCCAACGGTTTCGCCTCTGTTTATGGAGCATTACGGGAAGTGGACTTCAAAGGGAAAGTAAATCCGGTATTTGCCGAAAGCCTGGCGAAAGGCGGACGGATATTTTCACCGGCACATCCGTATTTCTCTTATACCATACCGGCGGAAGTCCAGAGAATCAAACAACGTCTTAAAGCTAAATTTGGAATCGTATGCCTACAATAACACTGGATCAATTTTGCAACCAATGGGCAAGAGGTAAAGACGTTCGCCCATGGCACAGCCTTCTGGCAAAGAATGCCGAGGATTTTGTCACCCTGGCCGGAGAATATGCCCTGAGTCGTTTTCGTACCTCTTTTGCAGAAGGTGGTTTTTACGGCAGCGGAACAAAATGGGCACCCCGTACTTCCAAGTGGGGAAAGAAATTCACGCATCCGGTATTGATTGACAGTGGAGAATTGAAAAGTAAAATCAAAGGACAAAAAAGCGAACTCGGTGCATACAGCGCGTTCGGAAAACGGGACTACCGCCGACGCTACCATTACGACATCTGGACGGAAGAAGAAAGTCAGACCATGGATGGGCATCGTGGAAAGAAAAAAGGAAAATACAAGAACTACGCAGCCGTACACAACACCGATCCGAAGTTCGGATTATATACAGTGCGTAAAAACTCGCTCAAACGTCCGGTGCATAGACAATTTATAGGGCACAGCCCCAAACTGCTTGATGCTATAAACAAATTATTCGTACCAAAAATATTTGATGGATTTCCCAAATGATTAAAGATAAGAAACAACCCGAAAAGCCAGTCGAATCGCCGGAACAGCCGACTATCCAGACTCCCGAAACAGTGCAAAAGAATCCTTTTGCAGAAATGTACTATGCCGTTAAACGAGCGATACTCACTATCCGGGAAGATCCGGAAAACCCGCTATCGCCCCCGTTCTTCAAAACCATTGCCATAGACAACGGACAATACCTTCGTATCATCCGGGACACCAACATGGAAATGGAAGTAGCGTTCCCCGCTATCTTCGTCCATTTCGTCAATGTCCGCTACCTCGTCCAGCAGCAGCGCATCGGCGAAGGACGGGCAACCATGCGGGTACGTTTCATCCTCAACAACCTCAATAACTCCGACCCGGAACAGGAATGTATTCCGTTCGATGTTTTTCAGAGAGTGAATATTGCTATTCAGGATGCTAAAAACCACGAGCCCGCACTTAACGAGCGTTGTAATTTAACCTACTTCGACATGCCGCAAACCACTAACATGCTCCAGGCGTACTGGGTGGATTATGAAGTCTGGTTCCGGGAAACCTCAGCCTGGAAATACAAAGACTGGATTGAACGTTACCTCGTCATGCCCCCCTTCACCAACCACTCCGACGCCCCGGAACACAACGAATCCGCCCACGGCAACCACCCCGAACCAACCTACAAGCAAGCCACCGGCTACGTCCCCTCCGTCGAAGTCGATGAACCCGAAGAATCCGATAAACCGTCCGATGCGGAAACCTAATTCCCCGTTTCCATTCGGAAAGAAATTCCCGCCATTCGGAAATTAAATTTCCTACCCTCGTTTATTTTTCGTTATCTTTCCCCCGCAAACTCACCCGGCGGTCTCCGAAAAGCCGAATAGTAAACAGAGTAGGAACAATTACAATTAATATTATGCCACAAGATTTTAATTGGGAAAAACATGAACCATTTTTTTACTATAAACCGCAGGCCTATACTTATTCCTGTTTTTCCGCCTGCTTGCAAATGGCACTTGTAAATTTCGGCCTTATACCCGGAAAAAAACATGGAAGAATAACAGAAGACGAATTTAACAATTTTATGATTAAAAACGGCTTTCCTGATCTTGATGCAGCTCCTCCTGACATAGATGTAATTGATAATTTTATTCTGTCAAAAGAATTTACTGGATACGAGTATCTTTCCATAAATATAGTCGAACATATAACAGTTGAGAATTTCCCGGAAATACAACATGAGATTGATTATAGAGGACAAATCGCTATTATTGGTTCCATTATTCCGGATGCTGGACACGCACTCGCTATGATTAAATGCAAAGGGGTATGCTATGGAATTAATCCTTCTCCAGCAAATACACAATGTATTGATGGAGTGAATATAGAATTGGTAGAAGGTAATGGAGATTGGGCTATTTGTATCCCAGATATTGGAGCCATAAATCATTGTTGGATAATTCACCCAAGAGTAAAATAAAAGCGAATTACAGCAATATATGCGTTCTGTTACACTGGTTTCCGACTGTTCCTTAATACTGCTAATGTACATAAAAAAGCAAGAAACAACCTAATTATAGACTGCTTACACTTTATAAGCAGTCTATAATTTATAAGGTTTATTTAGTATGCGTTTTGGGAAAATCTCAAAATAATGCAAATAAGTATAGTCCAAACAACGTCTGACAAGTTCCATCATTCTTCATATATAATATAAGCACTCCTATTTACAATATAATATATACATTCCCCGAGACAAAATCTTCCCCACATCAGCAACTTACCCTATATAACCAATACATACATTCCTATCTCCTTCACCATGTATAGGGTACTTCCATTTCTTAGAGCCATTCTTTCAAATTGTTTCTTCTTAATTTCCTCACTGAAAAAAAGTAAGTTCCCCAATACATAATCGCCTACTTTCCCAAAACGAAACTTGAAAATTCGGCCTTTGGAAGCGTATGCCATCCGCACCGGCAAGCATACCCTCCCTTGTCTTTTTTTTCTTCTTTCAATCCGAAACACATACTGATTATCAGTTAATTACATGGTTTACTTTTGTACAAAGTAAACCTTTTCTCTATTCAATCCCCCTTTTAACTTTCAATTTGTAACCAAAAAAAATATTTTTCCCTTTAAATTAGTTCATCTCATTTGCAACTGATTGAAACTGAATTAATTGAACTTAGTTTCACTTAATTACACTAATTTAATCGGGTTTGAACCAATAAAAAAAAATTCAAAGAAAATAATAATTCTTTTATCTGTTTGATAATCAACTATTTACAATCACTCCTTCGCGTGCGCGTGTATTCAAGTCTATTTTTGACGTATGCAAAGAGGCACACCGAAAAAAAAAAATTCAAAAAGTTTGGAGATTGAAAAAACGATGTTATACTTAATCAAGTCGAACGGCAAACGAAACAAGCCAAACGACAAACAAAAAACAGTATCAAAAAGCAAATAAAAAAGCTGATACGAAAAAACGTTCTTTGACAAACAGTAAATTAATCACCCGTGACAAGGTGAACACACACAAAACGCTGTTGTAAGGTTTATAATCTTATACGGATAGTTTCTGAAACATCCCGTTTTGTCCCTATGTTTTTACGATTGATAAAAATTTATTAGTTAGCAATATTGAAAAATTGCGCTAACTGCAAAAAACGTGATAAAAACGTAAAGGGGAAATTACACCCTTTTGCGAAGAAATAAAAAAGTCATTAACAATCTAATTTTCAAAAAAAATGAAACAATTAGTTATCAATGTAGCTAAAAATGCTACAATCAGCGATTTAGTATGTAGCCCGAATGTTATTTTGTTGGCAAAACAAAGCACAACAAACAACGCAAAAACGGGTGAGGTGACAACAAATGTACGCTTTATCGAAGTGTGCAAAGTAGAAAAAACAGACGCTTTGGCTATTGTACAAAGCCTTTTAAAGTACTGCATTGCAGAGTATTTTGTCTGCAATGATTTAGAAAAGGACTTTGCAGATACCAATATCAAGCAAAAAAAATTGTTCAATCAATTTTTAGGCGGTAACACGATTTACCGTACAAATTCGGAAGGCAAAGTTTCAAACGCTTTGGTTTCGGAAGTACCTTTCAGCCAAACAGCACTTAAAGTAAAAGATTATCACACTATTACTTTGTGCAAAAAAGAAAACTTGAAAGCTGCAATTTATCAGCATTCCAAAGCTATTTTGGCGCAATGTAAGTATTTACGTACGATTATCGAAAAAGCGGAAACGTTGGATGCCGAACAAAGCGCAACAACCGAAAAGCCGGCACAAAACAAGCGCAAAACAGCCACAACCGGAACGGGAACGGCTTTTGTTCCCACCGCACCCGCTGCAATGGTAGCCGCTCCAGCCGTATAAAATACGAGCCGCCAGCCTCATGCAGACCGTGCCCCTAAAAAGGTGCGGTCTGTTTTGTTTGCTCTCTATGTTTGCGTGCGCATATTATGCTAAAACGTTACGCAAAAATTTTTCCCCGGCGATTTGTGGGGATACATGTGCCCGGACGTGAAGTAGTTTCAGGGCTTTTTTTCATCTAAAAAACTGAAAAACAATGAAAACTCAACAAGTAATTGAGAATTATTGCCGCCTGTATAAGGTAGATTCGCCCGAATTGCACATACAGGAAAAGCATTTTTTTGTGACAATTTGCCCCGATGGCTCAAACGTATTTTACCTGCGCAATTCGCCAAAACTTCTGGGGCAAATTATCGGCGGCGCCATGAAACGTGGCACTGTTTTATATGTATGCAATAAAGAAGTTTCGCCGGTAACGTGGGAAAACTGGAAATGGTTTTGGGCTAAGTTTTTTGCGCCAAAGGTGCGCAATCGTAACCCGGAACCAAACTATTCACGTCCCTACAAATCGGAAATATTCGAAGAAGCGCAACAAAGGAGCGTGCGCAAGAAGCCACAAAAGCATGGCTTTGAAGCTACTTTCATAGCAAACGAGTCTATGAACCGACTCAAACCTGCCTTAATCCCCAGTGTCAAAATATAGGGATAACCACGATCTTTCGTGCGCAAAAATACACTTCGTATTTACCCCTTTTGCCGAAGCACCAATCAAACGGGCTTCGGCTTTTTTATGCGCTCGTATTTGTCGGTGAGTATTGCATTTGAATGTATAGCGACCAAGCAACCACAAGTCGCCGCAGCCGTTGTGTAATGGCATCGGTATGGTGTGACAAGCTGGTCAGTATGCAGGTAGCGGGCTGAAATATGCCTGCTATCTGCTACTTTTTATGCGCCACACCTATGTGGCAACGTGTTATCCATGCCGATTTTCCCGGCAGTTTAACCCGGACTGTAATATACACTTTGTCAGGATTGTACCCTGAATAGTCCTCACTTCAAATTAACTTCTACATTACTTCTTTGCGTCGTGATGACGCCCGTCCCACCTCTGAAATAACACGGTTAACACAGTGCAGCAGGGCTGCCTTCAAATCACACTTAACTGGGTGAGCTGTGTTCCGCTGTTATCCTGACTAAAGCGGAGAAGTAATAAGGATGAATTTGCCAATCATTTAAAAACCAAAGCTATGAAAAGAATTTATTGTTTTATCAAAAAGTACGAAGACCAGATTTCAAACACCGTATTTGTGGCAGGATTATTAGGCATAGCGGTAGCCGCCTACTTCATCTTCACCTGCCCACGTATGCCATGTTTCGGCTTCTGATATGGTGGAATGTCATAATTCGCCGGGATTCTGCCTGAATTCCGGCTTTTTTATGTCGAAACGAAAAAAACGCATTGAGTTTAACCGATGCGAATTAATATCAACTAATCTAATTGCAAGTCATTAATAACTAAATTTTATGCCAAACTGGTGTTTCACCTCGTATGTGTTCGAGGGCAAAAAAGAAGAAATTGCAGACCTCTACAGGAAGTTGCATTCATTGAGAGAATTACAAAAGCCGCTTGTCGAAAATGATTTCGGAAAGCTATGGCTGGGCTGCGTGGTCACGCTCTTCGGTGGAGATTGGAATGAAATCAATTGCCGTGGGGATATAGATAATCTGGACGAACCCGAAGAAACAACTTTGAGGCTTTCGACTTCTACAGCATGGGGCGATATGCCAGAAGTCTGGGATTTCGTTTTGAAACAATACCCGTCAATCAGCTACTATTTCTGTGCGGAAGAATCCGGCTGTTGCTACTACGCTACCAATGACAAAGAAGGTAAATATTTTACCGACCGATTCATTGTTGAACAAGAAGATATAGATACCGAATACTATACAACCGAATCTGAACTGTTCGCAGACATTTCCGACCGGACATCAACGTCCATCACCTCACGTGCGGAAATGGATGAAGCCCTCACGCAATACAATCTCATACATGAGGAGCAAGAAATCAGCGTGTATGAATATGTTGTAACAGAATAACAACAAAAAATATTGGGTAATAACATAGTAAAAATACGAATTATGGAAGCAAAAGAAATCGAAATCAACGGTGCAATATACACCTTCCTACGTTACAAAGACGAATGGGTTTTTCCTGTATTTGACGTCTATGAAAACGGGCTGGGAAGCCCAATTGCGATGTTTTTATACTCCATAGAGAATGGGATTGTAGACTATTATGCGGACATCACGGTTAACCTTCCGGAATGTGAGCGTAGTGCGGGCTGCCAGTTCATCGACATGAATAACAACGACGCCGGTATCATGGATTGGCTGGAAGAAAACAAGTTCGGTGAACGTACCGGCAAAAAAGGACATTCCGGCTTCTGTACTTATCCCGAATTTAACTTCTACAAAGGCGAAAAATTCTGGGAATATGGAAATCTGCCGAGAGAAGAAATTAACAATCTAATTTATTAACCGATGATAAAAGAACGCACCTTTCACGGAAGTGATTCAAACAAAGCGATTAGCCTCTTTGAATATGGTCTGCTCATGCGGTGGATACCGAAGGAACAAAGTTGGCAATGTATTTACAGGTCTGAATATCCTCCCGGCACTATACGATACAGCTACAGTTGGACAGACGAAAAAACTCTCGACGAAATCTTCACCGAAGGTTGGGGCGTGAAACACCTCAAATCATTTCTTGATTTCATTGGGAGTAGTTGGGAGGAATGGAAAGAACTGTCCATGTGCCAGCGCGTAAGCGATTTCATCAGCTACTTTGGAAGTATGGAATTATTTGGCACTGACTATTCAGGTGGATATAGCATTAAGGAAATATGTAAGAAACTGCATATCAAATATGAACCTGATTATGAAAACACGTAGATTCTGTCCCCACTGTGGTCGTCCCGTGGTCAAATCTCACAACGACAGACAGGTAAACCGTTACCGTTTCCAATGCTTCGGATGTGATGAAGACTTTGGGGCGTTCGAGGTTCTTCGTAAGAAAGACCTGCCTAAAATCAAATCTATCCGGCAAAATGCTTACCTGCATGAACACCGGAACGGTTTACCTCACATGAGCTTCACTAAGCCCTGCCAACGCCGAAAATAGGCATTCCCCGTCAATTGATTATTAACTGATATAAAGATTACAGATTATGGAAGGAAAATATGCAACCCTGATAGTACCCTATATGGGGTATCGCAACATTCAACTCCTCTGCAAAGAGGGGAACCGCTGGACGGTAGAAATATGCAGCAGCGGTAAAATTATCCAAGTGTATGAAGACGAATTTAGTATTGACACATAAAACATTAGCAATATGAGTGAAGAAAAATTACAAGAACTTGCCGAAAGCGGCGAGTGGCGAGAACGAGCGATAGAACTACTCCAGCGCAAAACAAAAGCCTGTCTGGATCTTATTCTTTCATTCGTGAATGAATATTGGCAGAATCTTGAAAGCGACGAAGAGAACCTTCACTACTTCGAGGTATATGAATCCGAGTACTTGGAAGTTTATACCTATTAGCCATGAGAACCTCAGATTCAATAACCTATAAGGGAGTGGAATACCCTTCCGCATACATCGGGATGGGCGGCACAATCGGCCGCATCCGTATTGCCACCGAAGCACTGAAACAGGCTCTGGAGAATGACGGATTATGCGACGATGAAATTCCCGGTGAAGTTGAAGCCGTTGATAATCAGATTGCCTATTATGTCACTGACGAAGAGTACAAACTCCCCGTTCATGAAGTGAAGAAAATCATACGAATCGCCTACGATGAAGACACTCCCCGTGCATCTTCTGCTAAGACAAGCATCCGGAAACTCAAAAAGGGAGACTTCTTTCGCCTGAAAGATTCCGATACCGCCCCTGTATGGGTCAGGGGTGAATATGTCCCGTCAGAAAAAAAGTTCAGTACCTATCAGTACGACGATGTGAATCATGAACGGCTATGCAAAGGCGTAACGGAAGTTTACATAGGTTTCACCTTCTAAAAGCAATCAAGCATGGCACATCCTATTACCTACCTGCTCCCGATTTACTGGGCTTGCGCCCTTATCAACGATGACTATACAGGTTTAAACGAAGAAGAGGAAAGGCAAATAAAAGACTTTCTACAAACATCGGAAGGTCGCCCTGCCTCTGTGGACTTTGAAACCGAAGGCTTTTACCGGCACAATGATGCCGGTACTTTGCCCGGAAACTGTGCGGAATTCATTTTTCTGATAGACGAGTAATTGAATAAATAAACCATTTATAAAAAAACGATATGGAAATACTTTGCCGGGAACGGCTTGACGAAGCTGTCAAATATGCCGAAAAAACGAATGATCCGTCCTTACAAAAATGCCTGGACAGATTGAAAAGTTGGGAAAATAACCCACGCTGCAAAAATAAGATAACACTGTATTCCGACCATTCTCCTTATTCTTTCGGATTCCGTCAGACTTATGAAGACGGAAGAATCGGAATTGTCGGCGGTCTTTTGTACCACGGCTCGCCCGACCGGTCCTTCGCCGTACAGTTGGAACCTAAGATTGGGTGGTCAATTCACACTTGATATGGATTACGACTATCTGTGTAAATGCAATAACTGCGATGCAATCCTGATAGACAGGAATCCGCAAGCAGATGCTCCTGAACTTCCCCTGCAAGGCAACGAAGAGCAAATGGAGTGGATGGAAGATGAAGATGGTGAATTTTGGGGTTGCCCGTATTGCAAGACCGACGGGTATCTCATGGATTTACCACATAAATAAAATTGCGCAAGGCTTAGTTTTCGATGCAATCCCTTTGAGAATGCGCCATCCGGTAACGGAAAATCTGAAAGAGGGTGCGGTTGTCAGACCGAAACTGTCCGTTTCACCACGTTAAGTGAGGCCCTGTATGATGAGTACTGTCATCTGTCCTCAAAGGAGTGCAGGGAACAATAACCTGAAAAAATAAAAGAATCATGAATATCGATTTCAATAAACACATTTGGGAAGGCTGGACCATTGGAGATTTCATCAATGAACTTGCCTGGCAAGTCGAGTTAATAATGAGCGGAGGAGCCATACGCCCTCCCTTTGCCAACAAACAGGAGTTAGCTGACTGGTGTAAAGCCAATCAGCCTTATTACAAAAAGAAAATTGCCGCGGTAAATAACTACTTCGCCCGGAAATATAATTTGAACTAAGGTATGAAAACAGCAAATGAAAAACAAACAGGCGGTAAACTAACCTTAGAAGAGATCCAGGCAGAATATCACAAAAGCGATGTTTGCATGGGCGAACTGCTTGCATCCCTTCCTGCACGTGGTCTGACAATGGAGGAAGCCTTTGAATTGAACATTACAGCAAGGAAATGGACTGACGGGGATGAATACTTTCGGGTGATTAACGACGGAGAACCGGAAAAACTGTAAGCCTATGAGAACCATCCAGGAAATATACGATTTCTGCCGGAGCGACAGAACGTATAGGGCATATTACGATGTTCCCAATCATTTTGCCTGCACGCATAAACAGTATAAGTATTATTACCATAACGTGCGTAATGGTCAGTGCCGGGGCGGAACCTTCCTTTATCACCAACGTTGCGTCCAGCTTGAAAGATTCCTCCGGGGACAAAAGCAAGATTTCTATTTTCACGTCTTTCCTCATTCCTACGAAGAAGCGGACCGACAAAAATATGAAGCGTTTCTAATATACATCGTTGCACATATCAAAGAAAACGGCGTGCATGTCAATTTCACTCATCCTTATACAGGAGAGGATATTTACTTCATTGCCCGTTCCCACCGACCCTTCAACAAAGAAGGGCTTATCGGGGAAGTTAAATCCTATATTGACAAGCATCTCCTGCTACCCCCGGGGCGATACCGTGACTTGCAAGTTGAGCATAAAGTACCCAAAGAAAAATTTCCCCGGTGGTATAAAGCCTATAAGGAGAGAGTGCATGACGCAGAAGAACAGGAGTATTGGGCCATGATTGAGAAATATCGGCCGGACAACCGCATAAGCTATGAGGATAGCTACAACCTCTTGGCCGCATCAGGCATATTCTTCGATCTAAACTGTGATGATTACGAACGGGGTGAAATGACCCAAGAGTTTATGAACCTGTACAATCGTTAACCGTCACCAATCAATTTAACTACCAATTCTAACAGTTTAAACCGCTCCGCTCAGGGGTAAAAGTGAACTATAATATTATGATTGAAAAAGTAAAACCGGGTGATAAGCTCACCACTATAAAAGTAAATAGCCTTGCTGCCACTACTATCCGCGAAATAACCGTTGATTCCATAATGGACGGCAAAATCATTTTTGCGCACAAAAGGAAACGGTATTATCTGGACTGCGATAACGGCACACTGGTTCTCAAAGGACATAATCTTGGCATTACACAAGGCTCATGGGGTAATGGGAATTGCTGTTTTCTCATGAGCGGCAACTGCAATATCGGAGGCTTGGACCGTGAATCCATGAAAACTCTGCTAAAAACAAACATCAACGAAGCGTTTAACCAGTGGGAACGAATTTATTGGTTTGACGGGACAAGCGAGAAAGGTGATCCGATATTTATGCCCCGCCCGGTATCGGACAATTACCTGAAATATCGGGAACAAGCTGAGGAAAACAAGCCTAAAAGTGCTACACAGATTAGCGTTGGCGATTTCATCTACTGTTATTTTAAAGGTTCGAAGCATTACGACCTTATGGATATGCTCCAAACCCATTTGCAGGCTGATGAAAATAGGAATGAATATTTTCAATTGGGTAAAGTCGTTGATGTCATAGACATAAGCGAAAAAGAGTTTGATTCTCTGGAATATTCCGAAAATACAAATCTCCTGAAAGACAAGGGAGGCAGTTACTCGGAAGATATAGCCGAAAACCGTGAAGAATGCACTTATTCTCCATTTGAAAGAGAAACCTTTTACAACCATTTCACACTTGTCCGCACGCCGTCCGGACGCGCCATTGTAGCAGATGCTCAAGGCTACGATTATATGCGCTACACGGGTTTGTTGTCACATTACAGGGAATCAATGAAATCTGACTGTGATAAGGTAAGCGAACTTTTGCGCATAGCCAAAGAGAAAGCTGACAAAGAACGTATCAGAAAGGAAGAAGAAGAAACCCGATTGAGAAATGAGGAACAAGCACGCATCGAAAAAGAATACAGTTTCCTCACGGTGCTTACGGACAGATATGACCAGAAGACGGCGGCAAACAACCTCCGCACCTTACTCAAGGTAAAATTCCCGGCTACAAAATTCTCTGTAAAAAAACACCATTATGATTCTTATACCGTTAGCTGGGAAGATGGACCGTCGGAACCGCAAGTAAGTGAGATAACACACCTCTTTAAAGATGAAGGTTGGGATGGAATGACCGACTCGTCATATTCGATTGATACTCTTTTCAACCGGCGTTATGGTGGCATAGGCTATATTTCTACCAATAGAAATATCAGCGATGCTGTTCGCAATCAGGAACTTGAACTACTCAATAAAGAATTAAACAAAGAGTATCAGATGGAAGATTACGTGGAAGAAAAAAGAAATACAGCATCCGGTTTGGTATACCAACGGACATACAAAAAGGATTATTCCCCCGAACTCCGGACTGAAACCAAGCCCGCAAAAAACAACAAAACTGCCGCTAAAGTTCTATCTGCTCAGAATCTGGAACTGATAGATTACTCCGAAAAAGCCTTTGCCATAATTGGAGAGACCAAACCGATAAAGGAAACATTGAAAACGCTTGGCGGCTCATTCAACGGCCGCCTGTCCTGTGGTCCCGGCTGGATATTCTCAAAGTCCAAAATCGATACCGTAAAACAAACTCTAAATATAAAGTAACCTATGAATGCAGCAATCTTATCCTACATACCGCCCAGTGTCAGCCTTTATTACGTCGATTATAGGGATGATCTGGACAAGCATGAAGATCTTCAGCAAAAATGTCTGCAAGACAACAACCTCATCCCTCTATACGAGAAAACAGACGACTGGTACTGGGAACAGGAAGCGCAAAATTGCAATGAAGAACTCAATAACATCCGGAAGAAAATGGCAATGGATGGCCGTGAAAAAGAATTCCATGAACACGAGGATGAAATTCGTGACCTGCTTTACGAACGGAACGATACAGACCCGGTAACAGACCTGATTGAAAATACCCGTACAACCAATATGTTCTACTCGCTCGGTGTAGAGATTGACGGCTATCACAACGACTGGTGCGGAAGCTATCGGGGTGAATCCGAAGCGATGGCCTGCTATAAAATCCGGCGTGCCCTCAAACTCCGAAAAGGACAATTTGACGACCGGATTTCCAAACTCGTAGAAAACGCCAGCTATGGTGGAGAACTACGCATCTATTTTAATGCGATGTTCAACGAATTGATTAATAGCGAAGAAGAGAACGATTTCAAAACCATTCGTTTTCACGGGGATGTCGTGGTTGCCGTAGCAGACAGCCGCAACGGTTCCGGTTTCGACATTACCTTACCATTGGACATCACACTCCCTTTCAACCGGGACAACCTCTTTGTGGACTCCCAGGTGCATTACTCGTATGCCTCCGAAGTTTGTGGCATGTGTCACGACTGGTGCGACAGTACCCACTGGGAATTGGGATTGAAACCAATCAAAAAATCCATCAAACAGAGCAAAATGGCCGTTCACATAGAGCAGGAAGCCAAATACGCGGCAACCTTCAACGCTGGTGGTTGCACCGCTGGGGACATGAATATGAGCCGTCATCGGGACGTGTATTACGACAACAATTTCCCATGCGGAAACCATTGTCCCCATTGCAGAACATTCTGGGTAGATTGAATGTGTGAAGATTATAACTTACTGATTAATAACATTTGGAACAATAAGAATATGGCTGATAAAAAGAAAACATTTATTGTCACCTTAACGATGATTTATAATGCGACAGTTGAGGTTGAAGCTGAAAGTGCGGACAAAGCAACTCAGTATGTGCATGACAACTTAGATACGTTGGCTCCTGACAGCATTTTTGATAAAGGAGAAAAAACAGTGGACTTTGCGGGTTTGGTTGAAGCAGAATAAGATTATGAGTGACGAATTAAAGAAAAAAATTAGAGAAGCGAATAGAGAGTATAAGAGGATTGAATCCTTATTAACGCCCTATGGTTTTACACTATGTACAACGCATGTATTTTATGGCGAACATCCATTCAAATTATACTGTGGAAAAATGGCAGATTATCAGACATTCATTAATGATATTGATAATATAAAAAAGAGATACCTGAAAGAGAAAAATGAATGTTTAGGGATTTATTAAAAAGTTACAGATATGAACAAAGAAAGCAATAAATACAAATCATTAATTAATGATATTGATGGTTTGATTGGTGAACTTAATATAGTAAGAAATCATGTTCTAAACAATGATTTTCAAACAGCAAGTGAGTACACTGATGGTATAGTGACAGGAAGTGAGGAATTAAGAGATCAGGTAACAGAGTGTAATGATGAATATTCAAAATCAAAATAGAAATGGATTACGAGTATGGAATTATCTACTTCGTTTACGATGTAAGCGATAGTGTCTTTGATCGAAGTTATATCGGTGTAGCCAAAGATTTAAGCTCTTTGCCTGAACTAAAAGAAAATTTCGAATATTCAGAAGACGGACTTTTTGCACTAACAAAAGAAGGTAGTGATATTTTTGATAAATGGCATGATGATGCTTCCTGTGGATATGATTTATGTTACGGGCGAATGAAAGGTCTATGTCAAACAATTGGTGGAACTGACAAACGCTTGTGGGATTACTTGACTGCACGTGATTATTTATCTAAACGTATTACAAATGGGAACAGTAACAAAAGAAACCATCCAAAAATGGATAGCTAACAGTGTAAAGGCAATGTTGGCAAACAATGATGGCGCAGTATATTACTACCGCTTCCAAGACGAAATCTCATTTGTACTTGCCTGGATACCTTGTGAAACCGATTCAGAGAACAAATTCAGTGACGGAAAATACACTATCGAAGCGTCTGTCCGTAAAACCGGCTCATCCTATTTTGTAGATGACTGGAAATATATCGGGGAAGGCATCACATTGCAGACTGCCGATGAAAGTAACCATTTTGCAGCCCCTGCCGATTGGGTATTTAATATTGCCTTGAACTATCTCAAAACTGAAATTTTCTACATGTTGCCGAATAACGTGCAAATCGAATTACTCTCCGAAATGTACACGGCAAATTTTGATTTTGGCGATTTTGCCGAACCAATCGTAGACCTTCGCAAAACTTACTACGAAGCAACAGACGAAGTGGAAAGACACACCATCGAACAAAAAATTGAGACTCAATGCACCGCTTTTGCCGATTTCCTCGGTATTCAGTATGGAGAGATTCAAACCATAATCAGTTTCACCGACTTATCACTTGATATAAAACATCATATCCTCAATTAATATGGAAACAGAAAAATTCGAAAAACAGAAAGAGCTGTCAGTACACCAACGAGGCGTGATATTGCGTGGTATCTGTTACAGTGCTGCCCTACAGGACAAGCAACCACAAATATCAGAGTACAATACGGTTATCACCTGCCAGTTTCCGTTAAGCGTTTGGGACATTTGCAGTATCAGTTGCGATGCCGAAGCCTTCGGTCTGAAAACAAAGTTCGGATACGATGGAACCACACGTATCACATTTATCCCTCCATCTCCACAAACATACCATTGCGACAAATGTGGCTCTACCGATGTTACCCCGGCTGCGTGGTGCAATTACTGCGGCACGCATACCACTTTGACCGGACATAGTGAATTTATGGAGCAAATCGAAAGCTGGTGGAAAGACGAAGCTACGGGAGAAGACTACGAAGTCATTACCGGATTGGATGAATCCGATTTCAACCCGGAGAATGACAGCAAGGAATTTATCAATGCCTGCAATGCTATCTGGAATGCCAAAAGCAACAGAGAGAAAATAGAAATCTGGAAAACAATAACCCATAGAGAAGAACATGAATAGAGAACTTATAGAAGACCTGCACCAGTATTTTGAACAGAAGGCAAAACCCACTTCCGACGAGAGCTATTTACTGACCAGGCTGACCGGTGAACTTCCTTACTTTCCTATTTCATCCGTTTGCAGGGATGATTTGGAAGGCAAAGGGTTTGATGTTTCAGATGTGACGGATTCCCAAATGAAGGAATTGGCTACCAAATTAGGTGACGATTACTGTGAACAATTATTCTGGACAAGTATGGAAATCATCGCAGAAGATCGTCTGGGAATCCTCAGATACATTTGCCCAAAATGTGGCAAGAAAGCGAGTATGTTCAATCCTTCCGGGCAAATCTTTCATTGCTGTTCATGTGAAAACACTTGGAAAAAAGAAGAACCCACCGGACGTTACGTATTGGTGGAGTTTCCCGAAAACCCTTCTTTCTTCGAGGAACATGAACTTGGTTATCCGTGCTACAACAGCGACGATAACGGAGCCATGTACGTTCCGGAACATCTCTATCGGGCACATTTTGGAAAGGAACCGCAAGCAAATAGTCTATACCGGCCGGTTCAATGGCCGGAATCTCAAATATACTTTGAAATCGAACCCGAATCAACCGCAGCCCTCTGCGAACCGATTGAGGCAGACGCTAAATCCCTGGAAGATTTTGGCAGTTCCTCTATTTGGGTTCCTTTATGTCTAATTGAAAAATAATAAACCTATGTTCACCGACGAGAAATCACTCAACATGATACACGCCGACCTCGATGCCAGCGTATCCCATGGAACCATGCGCTTTCAGGATTTGATACCCACATTCACAGAAGTAATCCGTGATACGCCCGAATATGTTCAGCTAATGAACGTCGTGCCTGCCCATGCAGCAGAGGACGATACGGCAGAATGGTGGTATAGTGATGAGGCCGCTTCCCATTTATGCGACTTAATCGATACTCTTGATAACTACGCCCCCGAAGGCTATTATTTCGGAACCCACCCCGGTGATGGCTCCGATTACGGGTATTGGAAAGTCATAAACGATTAGAAAATAAGAATTATGGCAGATAAGATTTTACAAATGTTCTTCGACATCGACAGATGGACGAAAGCAATCGAGAAAGGAGTGTTCAAAGACATCAGAAAAGACCAGCTCATACGGCTGACAGACGAACATACCCGCCTGGAAATTGCAGACGCCATGCTGAAAGGAAAGTATGAAATTTCGCCACCCCATACAGCACAGATACCAAAGGACAACGGCGAGTTCCGCACGGTTTACGTGAATGAACCCATTGACCGGGTGATATTAAGTATCGCCAACGACTTGTTGTTCGACCTGATGCCGGAGATGGTTCATAAGTCGTGCAAGTCCTACCAGACAGGCATCGGCTGCGGCAAAGTGGTGACCGAGGTCAGCCATAAGATTGTGAATGCCGCAAACAAAGGCTTTTTGGGCTGGAAATCCGACCTCAGCAAATACTTTGATAGCGTGCCTATACAATTTGTCGATGAAGCATTCGACAAGGTAGAAGCGAAACACGGGCCTTCTGTCTTGATCGACGTACTGAGAAAATACTACCACTCTGACTTGTTCTTCAACGAGGATAATAATCTCCTGCGTCAATACCAGTCCCTAAAGCAAGGTTGTGCCGTGGCAAGTTGGCTGGCCGACGTGCTGCTGTACGAACTTGACGAAGAGCTGTCTCAGATGAACGGCTACTATGTGCGCTACTCGGATGACATGCTGTTTATCGGAGAAGATTACGAGAAAGCCATGAGTATACTCCAGAAACGGCTTGATGAGAAGTCCATGAAACTCAATCCGAAGAAAGTGGAATACCTGACGCTTGACAACTGGTTCAAGTTTCTGGGATTCAGTATCAAAGGTAGTATGATTTCGTTGTCATCCAGCCGTATCAAGACGTTCCAAAAGGAAGTTGAGCGGAGAACGATTCGCAGATCAGATACAACCTTAGTTAAAGCTGTCAATGCCGTGAACCGCTATCTCTACAAAGGAAACGGCGAATTCAGTTGGGCGACACAAATTCTGCCTGTATGTAATGTCAGACAAGACCTCGACGAACTGAACAAGTTCGTGATGGATTGTTTGCGGGCTGTCGGAACCGGCAAGCGTAAGATTGGCGGTCTGGGATATGTCAAGACCGGGAGCGATGGTTGTATTGTTCGGGGCCGTGGGCGTAACGTGAAAGCCAACCGCAGCAAGACCGACCATGACATCCCCGGTTATCTGACAATCGGCTGTATGCGGAACGCCCTACTAACCAGCCGGGCCGTGTACAACACCTTGGTTGCATCATTGTAGGTTCTGCCGAGCACACGGCAAATGAATGAAGGTGCAGGAATTTAATGTTACAGGTTGGCATACCAGAGCCTGAACGATCTTCACCGGCTTAATCATCCGGTGAGGATCGAACGGTTCTGGTTCCACCTGTAATGTATCGAAAGACTAAAGCAATGTGCCGCCTGCCTGACATCCATACTGAAACACATCAGTGAAGTTCAAGGAACACGATTCACTATCCCGCGTGTGTAACCAGCTCCTACAAAGTCTTGAAGGCTGTGAATGCACCGCCTTCAGACTCTTTCAGAGCTGGAATACGCGGGAAATATCAAGTATGTAAAGCAATGTGTCAGTGTTATGAGAACTTTATTATTTATTATTCTTAGCACATAAGCGTGGTTCAAGGGATAGAATTTAATGTGCCGAGACCGATAAGCCCCTCGGCGCCGTCGGAACTCTCTATTGAGCACTCCGACGGCGCCGCTTCCGGCTTGCCAGCCACGGCAGACATCAAATGTATAGAGAAATGTGCCGATATTCTGAGAATCACAAAAAACTTAGCACAATGTCAAAAAGTCAAGATTAGGATTTCAATAGTGCAGCTTTGTAACGACTGGGGACCGGCACCCAAATAGGATGTGGTCCGCCAGTCGAATAGCTGCTCATATCAAACCGATAAAGTTATGTGCCATCCTAAATGAGACTAAAAAACGGTAACGCAACCGAATGTTGCACAAGGAATCGGATTCAACATACAGTATTGCACCTGTATCCTGAGCCTGGTAATAACCGAGGTTCAGGATACAGGACATACTGTAGCTATCAGAACTATAAAGCAATGCGTCAGCGATTCGAGTGCATTTTTTAAAACTAATTATTTAACGGACAATAAAATGACAGCAAAAGAAATTGAAATTGGAAAGTGGTATCACCTATCGGGAGATATTGAAAACGGCTATATGAACGGAAAACCTAATATCGACCATGAAGAGGTTACACGGGTAGTAACACGGGTAACAGACACCCACATCATTTGCGAGTGTGGCAGAAGGTTTTTAATCAATGAAAACCTGAAATTAAGTATCCCCGCCTTTAGACAAGGACTTGAAACAAATCCGTAGAAAACATGGAGAATATCTACCAAGAGTCCGTCCAAGCCGTCCGGGACGGTGCAAAATTCAAGATTGACTTCCCTTCCCGAAGCCTGAAACTGAACGGCAAATATATCATCCAAAATGGCGAGTATGACGGTGAACTGGGTATGCCGGAGTGCAGTGAGAATGAGTTTCTTGCAAATGTGGAAGAACTATATCACCGCTACAAGCACTCGGTCCCTTCCGAGCGCAGCGAAAGCAAATCGCGCCAGTATTTCATGGCGTTGCCGGAAAGAAGCCTGAATGATGACGACATGCTTTTCGGGGAACGCCGGGATAAGGCGCAAATTGAACTAGAATTATATATCCTCTGCCAGGTAATCAATGGCCTTAAATGGAACCCTGAAACATTGGGCAGATGGTTCTGGCAGAGCAAAGTCGATAAAGATTTGGTGATACTCAGGAGCTGGGTAGAACCGCAGAGTAATTAACCATTTAATAATTTCAAAATGAGAAATATGAAAAAAGAAACAAAAGTATTATGCCCCCGGTGTGGTACAGAGTTCGCAACCCCACAAAAGGAATTTACCGCCGTAGCAACCGTTATCGGTAAAGATTCAGGTCTGGGCATCATTTATCCGGCAGTAGCTGCTCAGGGCGCACCGGTCAAACCGTGTAAGACAGCGCAGGAACGCATCGATGCGCTTCGCGATGCCGGTGTAGACGTAAACAACCTGTTTGCCATGAAAGGTGCCAACGGAGGTGAATACATCGCTTCAAACAAAGATGGCAGGCTTGCGATACTGGACGACAACGACCCGATTTTCGGCCATATCATTTCTCAGGGTACAGTTCCCAACTACCGCCTGT